AATCAAAATGTAAAAGGAGAAATAAATAATAGTAAAGTAGAAGAAAAAATAAATATATCAAATTCTACTAAAAAATCACCTTATTTTGAGAAAGATAAAATTAAATTTGCTAATGCTAATAAGTTAATATCCAGAGGTAGTAAAGATAGTAGTTCAGAAGCTTACAGAACAGCTGTAGGAGATAAAGCTAATGTAGGAAATTATACTTCATCTGATGTAGTAGCTATTTCAGCAGAAGGTAATAGAAGTGGTAGAGTTAAACCTGATTATAAAGAGCTAGAAAAAGCTATAGAAGCAGGTGTTACCTTTATTACAGATGATACTAAAGACAGACAAAGAAGTTATAATATTGGTGAAAGAGAAGTTGCTGATTACTTAATGTCTAAAGGATATTCTGAAAAAGGTGATGGTATTTGGACTAATGGATTACAAAATATAAGTAACCAATCTACAAAAGAACTTGTTAATCCTATCTTAGAACAAGGCAGATATGTTACTTTTAACGGAGAAACTTATATAGTAACTAAACAAAATTCTAATGGAACGTGGCAAATATATAATTCTACTAAAGAAGGAACAAAGGCTAAAAAATCAGTAAGTGAAGAGAATTTAACATTATTAAAAACTAAAGCTGAAATAATTAATTATAAAGGTACAGATTACATTGTTACTCCTAAAAAAACTATAATTAGTTTAACTACTAATAAAAAAATGGAATGGGGAGAAGAAAATGGAGATAGAAGAAGTATTTTAGGGTTAGCCGAGAAGAAGAGTGATTCTGTTTCTGTTGTTTCTACTTCTACCACCTCTAATAATAAAAGTATTACTATTAAGATTCCTACACCTAAACAATTTAAAACTCCTAAACAGAAAGTTAAAGATAACAGTCCATTAATTAACACAGGAGATAAAAAAACTGAAGCATTAACTAGATTAGGATTTAAAAATAATAGTAATGAAATCGGATTAAAAGCTCTTATTACTAGAACTATAGGAGATGAACCTGCATTAGTATCTATTAAAGATTTGTTATTTAAAGCTATAGATAATCAAAAATTAAATGATTTACCTGTATTTATAGATAATAATTTAAGTCAAAGAGGAGAATTAAAAAGTAATAATGGAATACCTTTATATATTAAAATTAATCCTAATAAAATAATACCCGATTCTAATAAATTATTTACTACAAAAGATGAAGCAGAGATTAAAAAAGTATTATTAGAAGAAATATTACACGCTGTTACTAAAGGAGCATTAGTTAAAACAAATTCTAAATTAGTTAATGATTTAACTAATATTAGAACAGAAGCATTAGAATTATTAGAAGGTTCTTATCCTTCATTGAATAGTGTTATAAGTAAAATAAACGAAAAGAAACCCTTAAATAAAAAAGATTATATTATATATAAACTTTCTAATAATACAGAGTTTATTCAAGCATTTATTCAAGAACCTAATTTTAGAAAAATACTTGCAGATATAGGAAAAGATACTAAAACACTTACTGTTCCTACTTCTATATTAGCTAGATTAAAAAGCTGGTTAAGTGATTTATTTAGTAGTTTATTTCCAAATACTAAAGATGTTAGTAATTTAGCTCGTAGAGCAGTAGTTACTACGTTTCAAATACTAGAAGATAGTTCTATACTAGAAGAATCTAGTATTATTAAAACTAAAAACTCGTTAATCAGTGAATTTATATTAAAAGATGATAAAGGTAATAATTTAGTTATTAATAATGCTACAGAAGTAGCTGAATTTATTAATAATAACGTAAGAAATATTAGAGCTTTTGTTAATGAAGATAATACGATAGATTTACAATATATAGATTCAGCTCAAGGAACAGTATCCGATTACAATATTTCTTATAGTGATGAATTTGAAGATTTTGAAAATATTACTAATAATGTTGAAGATTTTATAGACGCAGGTAATTTTAATCTTAAATCCTTAACATCTTATCTTAATCAAACTTTAAAAAGATTAAAAGATAATAAAAGAAGAATAAGAATAGAATTAGATGAAACTACAGATACTGTTAAACAAAAAGAACTTAATACAGAAATAGAACGTATTAATGATAAAATTTCTAAATTAAGTGAGATTAGAAATAATAGTACTAGTTTAAGTAATGGATTAGAGAAAAAAGAAGTAATAAATTTAGCACTAGAACAACTAGATGAAGTAGAAAGACAACTCAAATCACCTATCCTTTCGGCTACCGAACTTCTTACATTAAGTGGAACAGTTAATTTTTGGAATCAAGCTAAAGATTTATTATTTACTGAAGAAGATTATAACGATACAGAATTATTAAAAGATTTTGGAGGTATTCAAGCAGTTGCTACTACTACAAGTAAAAAAGTTCTTACTAAAATGAAAGATTATTTAGAAAGTTCTGTTGTTCTAGGAAATGAATCAATAGATACTTTAATGGAAGCTTTTAAAGATGTTAATTGGATAACAAGTCAAGCTACTGATATTAGTACTACAGGTAATGCTTTATTAGAAGGAGTATGGAAAGTAGTAAAAAAAGCTAATTACGATACTACAAGAGAAGGAGAAGAATATCATAAAAAAATTGATAAATCTTATGAAAAAATAAAAAATAAAGTAAAAGGTAATAATATTAATGATATATTTTCAGCTTTTAAACAAAAAAATAAAAATGGAAAATTAACTCAAAACTATGTTCATAGATATACTTTTGAATATTCTAATGCTCTTAATAAAGTATTATCAGGTACTAGTGGAGGGTCTAATGCTCAAAATTATTTAAGTTTAGCTAAATTTTATTCTGATAATCAATTAGATTATTCACTTATAAAATTATTTCCTAAAGAAATAACCCATGAATCTATATTATTACAAGAAAAAGAAGAAAAAAGGATAATAGATGAAATAGGAGTAGCTCATTATAACGAATGGTATGAGAAACAATCTAAACAGCTAGAGAATTATAAGAATGATTTAGAGGCAACTATTAGATTTAAAAAAGATAATTATAAAGAAGAAGTAGTAAAAGTATTTGATAATAAACATAGTAATATGTTAAATTCAGATAATATTAATAAAGAGTATTTAGCTAAACAACTACTTGAAGAAAAAGAAATTATATTAAAAAGTATAGAATCTGAAAAATATGCACCTTTAGTTAAATTTATTAAACAATATGAACAAAAAAATAGTCCTTATTATTTACAAGGAACTATAAATGCTTTTAAAAATAAGAATAAATTACAAGAAGAATATAAGTCTTTAGATATTACTAAATTAAAAGAAAAGGCAGCTTTACAAGAAAAGATATTAGATATAGATAAGCAAAAACAAATGTTTATATCTTCTTTTAATATTGATAATAATTTATTTGCTAATAAATATTTTACTTCTTTACCAAAACAAAAATTAAATAATGGAGATAATATTTATGATAAGGATTTTGAAGTTATTGAAAATGATAAAGACTTAAAAGAGTTTTATGATTTAATGCAAGATACTTTTCAAAATCTTTCTAAATATCTTCCTTATAGTGAACGTAAGCAAATAATGTATGGAGGAATACCTATGATAGAAAAAACCATGTTTGAAATGTTTATGGGTAAAGGATATAAATTAGGTTGGACACCTATTAAAACAGAAATGGATAAACTATTTCAAGTAGTAGGAAAAGAAAATACTAATAGTGTTAAAGATTTTTCTACTAATAAAATAGAAGAAGAGCTATCTACAGGTTTAAGATTTGATTCTTATCAAGATTTTCAAGATAAAGTATTATTAAAGAAAATAGATTATTATAAAGCTAATCCTGAAAAAGAAAAAGAGTTTATAGATAATCCTGAAAAAGAAGCAGATTTAATAGAAAAATTAGAAGAAGAAACTAGAGATGAATTAGCTAAAGATAAATCTTTTGATTTAGTAAAAATAATGAAATTATACAATGTAGCTGTTACAGGTTATAAACACAAAGCTAAAATAGAAGATAGTTTAAAAGTAGCTCAAATAGTATTAGATTCTTATGAAGAAGTTAGAAGAGATAGTGAAGGTAAACCATTAAGGGATTCTATCAATTCAACTATTTCTAAAAAAGCTAAAGAGGATTCTTTTGTTAATATGAAAAAACAATTTGATTATTATATAGATGCAACAATGTATAATAAATCAAGAGAGATTAATAGAGGTAAAATCATATACACTAAAGAAGAATCTATAAAGAAAAAGAAACTAGAAAAATATATAGAAGAGTATAATGAAGATTTATTAAAATTAGATATTAAAATAAATGAAATAGAAAATAAAATTTCTAAAGAAACTAATATGAACTTAAAAGAGTCTTTAGAAAAAGACTTACAAAGTTTATTAATTCAAAAATCTAGAATTAATATAAATATAAATAATTCTGAACAGTTAATTAGTAAATTAGGAAATCATAGAGATAAAAATGCTCCAATAGATATAGCTATTAAATGGAATCAATGGAATGGTATGGGTTGGAATGTTATAGGAGGTATTAGTAATATGGCTTTTGGATTAGTAGCTAATATAATAGAAGGTAGTGGTAACGAATTATATAATAATTCTCAATTATTTAAAGCTTACACTAAAGTATTAAGGCATTCAAGTCTTAAAAATTTAACATTTAATAAATGGGAAACAGATGAAGCATTTAAAATAAGAAAAGGAATGAATAAACTTAATATTCTTAACGATGCTTCTGAAGAATTAACTAATAGTAGTAGTTGGGATACTAAAAAGAAATTAGATTGGTTACATTGGGCTAATATTAATAAACGTACTGAATATATAAATCAAGCTCCTTTATTTATAGTTATGATGCAAAATACTAAATATACTACACCAAATGGAGAAATTATAAGTTTAATGGAAGGATTCAATAAAGATTTTAATTGGGATACTACTAAGTATGGAGCTGAACCTAGTGATTTAATATTTAAAACTAAAATAAAAATAGACCAACTTATTAAAAATCGTACACATGGTAATTATGATCCTCTTTCTCCTATTATGGCTAAGAAAACTATATATGGTAGAGCAGGTCTTCAATTTAGAACGTGGATGATTGATGGTTTTAGACAAAGATGGGGTGATAGAACAGGTAGAAGAGATAATATATTAGAACTAGATATTAAAGGTAGATATTGGAGTGCTATCGATGCAATTATAGAAGAAGGTTGGAAAGGTGCAGGAGCTATGAGTTTAGAATTATTAAGAAAATTTATACCTCCTATTGGAGGATTAAGGAATAAATATAATCCTTTAGAAAGTCTTAAAACTAATGGTAAATTAACTCAAACTGATGTTAATAATATTCGAAAAACAATGACTGAATTAGCTTTATATATAATGGTTTTAAGTACTTTTGCGATAGCTAGAGGATTCTTTGATGATTTAGATGATGATGACCCTAAAAAACTACTTTGGAATATGTTAAATAACCAAAGCACTAGAATAAAAACAGATTTATTATTTTATAGTAATCCTAAAGAGTTTATGAAACTGATTAAAGATCCTGTTCCAGCATTAGCTTTAGTAAAAGATGGAATAGATATTGTAAAATCTTTAACTATGTTAGTTATGGGAGAAGATGAAATAAAAACAGGAGTAAATAAAGGTATGAGTAGAACTTTAAGAAGTTTAGCAAGACCTATTCCTTTAGTTAATAAAGGTTATTCTATACGTTCTAATGGAGTTATGGATTTTAGTATATTTGATAAATAATATACTAATAAAATGCAAAAATTTTAAAATTTAGACCTTTTGAGAATCGCTTAAAAAATTTTCATTGAGTAATTATTCAGAATACTCAAATCTCAAAGGATTTAAATATGAAAATTTTTATTTAATTACACTTTGCTTTGAAATTTTTTATAATGCCTTAAAATCAATAAAAAACCTATAAACTATTATATTTATAGGTTTTTTTTATTTTAATTATCAAAGAAATTTGCTTTTAATATTAAATCTTTAAAATCAATATCTTGATAACCTTTAGTATCTTTTATTTTTAAATTATATATTATAATTTCTTCATTAAGATTAATAGTCTTAACTTCAGGATTTAGTATTAACTGTTTAGGTAATCTTGCTTTAGTTCTAAATACACTTAAAGTATTATTTAGTATATATTCCCAAGCATATTTTTCTAATAATTCATTATCGTTTTTTGTTTTATTATTATATTTAGTTTTAAGAATATTATAATTACTATTAGCATTTTTTAAATCTTCAAGAACGTCTTTATTATAATATAATAAATCCGTATTTTCTTTTAGCATTGTAAAAGATTCTTTTTGTAAAGTTTCAAATTTTTGTTTAAGAATATAATATTTATTACTATATTGATATATTATTATAGTTAATATTAATAATACTACTATAAGTCCTATTACGTATTTAATATCCATTTTGTTTTAATTTTTTAATTTAATATTAATTTTATTGTTTCTGTTCGTGTTTTTTCATTTATTGAAAAATCATTTATAAAAAATCTTTCATCATTAGAATACTCTTTAATATTTTGTAAGTAACCACTTACTGCATTAAATACTCCCCAACCAGTTCCTACAATCTCTTCTTGACCTATTCCTGTTTGATAGTATGTAAATACGTCATTAAGTATTTTTTGATTTTTACTTAATTTAATCATATTATCAGTATTATATAAATCTAATTTTAAAGAGTTGCTAATAATAAGTTTAGCTTTTTCATCAGTAATAGATTTATTATAAATCTCTGTAAAAAGTTTATAATAATTATCTTTTTGATTATTACTTATTTGTAATACTTTTTTTGCTAATTCTAGTTTATTTCTATAATTTTTAGTATGTTTAATAGATATTTTATCTTTAGCTGAATTTACAGCTATTGATAAAGTATTATTACAAACTACTCTAATAGGAGTAAACATAACTTTAATTGCACTACTACCATCATGGCTCATAGTGAATAAAAGATAATTATCAATATTATCTGTATTACCTATACAAATTTCAGGTAATTTTGCAGTAATAAAAACAGTTTCTCCTTTACCTAATGCTCCTACAGTTTCATATTGTGCCTGTCCTTCTCCTATAATATTATCGAAAAAATCAAATGCTTCTGTATTTTGAACAGGAGTATATTTATTTCCTACAATACCTAATATTTCATTAGTATCTGTTCTATAAGTAGCAAAAGCATTAGAAACTACAGAAACTTCTCTTAATTCTTTTTTATTCCTAAATACTTTAACCATTTTCTTAGATTCTTCTACTGATAATTCTTCTCCTGTTACAGCTAATAAAGGAGCAAGATTTACTTTAAAATCTAATCCTCCTAGTTTAATAGCTTCTTCTGATGTCATAGCATCTACAACTTTTCCAAGTCTATGCCAAGCTATCTCTTTTTTTGAAACAAAGGAAATATTATTTCCTTTACTATTTAAATTATGCGACATATTGTTTTTTTATTAATATTATTATACAAATATACTTTTACTCTATTCCTTTTAAATGATCATATTCTTCTCCTTCTTCAAAAATACTAAAATCTAATCCTTTTCCAAATTTAGGTTTAGTTATTATAGTTTTACCCATAAAATCAAATGATTTATTAAATTTATCATCTTTAATAATAAGTTCTAAAGTATCTATAAGATAATCTACTTTCCTTATACACCATTTCTGATAGTCTGTATCTATAGTAGGAATACTATAATTACCTTTATCATCATATAGTATATAATTAAAATACCCTAATCTACCTAATATTTCTCTTTCGGCTAATCCATACATTCCTATTTGAATATCATATCCATATTTAATAATATCAAATATAAATTTATCAGGTACTAAATTACTTACAAATTTTAAATCTGTAACACCTTTTAATTCATCATTATTATTAAATATATCCATTTTAACAATAATTTCCCAACTTTTGTAATTAAAGGTAAAATCTTTAATTGTTTCAGCTTGTTCAAGATAAACTATAATTTCTTCTTTAGTTTTAAGATTTTCTGCTATTTGGTAAGCCGAAAGGTAGGTGGAGTTATTTACTATTTCTTTACCTTTTACCATATCTATACAATATTGAGCTAAACATAAAACTTTAGCATCAGCTTTACCTCTTGCATAATGATTACTAAAACAAGAAGCTATATAAGATTCTGCTAAAGATATACTTAAATCTTTATTATTAAGTTTATCTTGTAATAGTGATTTTATTACCTCTTCACATAATCCTTTTTGATTATCTGAAGTACTACTAGGAGTATGTTTTAAAACACTAAAAGAATCATTAAACTTATCAGGGTTTAATAATAATACATCTACCATAGTTCCCAAAGAGCTTTTACTAGCTGATTTAGATACTAATCCTAATTTTTCTTTTTTTCTTTGTAATAAATACCCCATAAAATTTATAGGGCTATTTAAATGTTTTAAAGTACTATAAGAAAGTTTTATTTTCTTATCTTTTAAATCTTGTTTAATTTCTTGTATTAATTCTACGTCTATCATAATATTATTTTTTTAATAAACTTCTATATTGTATAAATCCTTTAAAGTTCCTACAAACTCCACTTGTAACAATTCCATCTTCTACTACAAAATAATTATCATAATCTTCTTTTGTCATAACTTTTGCAATATGCTCAAAAGGACTAGCGTGAAATGGATCACTAATAATCATCTTATCATATATGTTAATATAGTATTGTAAATCTTTTTCTTTAGATTCATCAATAGTTATATAACTAACATTAGCACATTTGCCTATAGATGCTTTTACTAATGTTTCAAGATAGTCATTATAATCCTCAAAACTATACATACTCTTAGGCATTAATTTATCTAATTCTTTATAATAAGGGATATGATAAGCGTTATTACCTCCTCTTTTATCAGGTTCAGATTTAGTATAAATATCGTACATACCTTCTGCAAGTTCCCTCATATGAATCTCTGCTTGAGCTTTATTAAACATAATCCATTCAAGTTCTGTTTTAGGACAATTAACAATATCTATATAATTAGATTTACTATTATATTTAAAACCATCTTCATCCTCATATATACTACATCTTTGATTAAAGAAATTGATTAAACCGTCTTTAGAAGTAGTAACTATTGCCGTATGCCACATATAAGGTTCTAGTAATCTATTACATACTTGTTTAGTAACTCCAATATCATTTAATTTTTCTGACTGCCTTATGGCAAAATCTCTAGCAATGATATAATTAGCTATACATTTATTAATAGTTTCTTCATCTTGAAAATAATCTACTCCTTGCATACCTTTATGAGTCTTCTGCCAAGCTATGGGAATAAAAGTATTATCCTTTACTGCTTTAAGCATTCTTTTAAACGGTACTGCTCTACTACTTGAGCTGTTTCTAGTAAATGCTCTATGAGTATTTAACTCACTTAATATAATTCTAGGAAATGTTAATTCAAATGATACTAAATCATCTCCCATTTCGTTTATAGTATGGGCTACTATTTCAGCTGATATTTTAGTTTGTTGATTCATAAATGTTTATCGTTCTATTTTTAATTATTTTTTTTATTTCCTCTTCTTTATTTTCTTGTTTTTCATATTCATAAATATTAAAAACATCATATTTATTTTTTAGAATATTACATAATAAACTAATGTGTAATATTCTATTTATTAATACTTCATAATCAAAGCTCATTTCTCCTATTCTAAATTCAAAAGTTTTAAATTCAGAATTTAATCTTACCCAACTATGACTATTATCTATTTCTCTTTTATTATAACTTCCTTTATAATTCCATTTATCTAATTCGTTTAGAATAAATTCTTTATTAATATTTAAAAAACTTTTATCATTAACTATACTATCAAAATAAAAATCTTCACTAAAATCAACGTGGTAATGAATACCACTTAGTATATTAATAATAGAATTTTTCTTTAATTTATCACAAATAAGATAAAGACAGTATAAACCATTAATACCATTAGGTATTCTAAATCTTTGTTCATTACTATCTATATCTATATCTAGAATATTAGATATATTAGTAAAATCTTCAATATTAAAATCTTCTGATTTACCACATTCTATTTCAATACCTATAGAATAAGGTAGATATTTAATACCTACCTTTTCTATATTTATATTTAAAGAGTTTAATAAAAAAGGATTAGTTTTAATAAGATATTCTATATCTAATTCCTTAGTATTCTCCATGTTTTTTAATTGTAGATTTAGTTTCTTCTAATTTCTTTTCCTCTATTTTATCTTTTTTATGTTTATCTAATAGGGAACTTACTCTATTATATTCTTCATCAGATAAAAATTCTTTTTCTTCTAAATCTGATAAAGATAAAACTTCTGTATTATTAATAGTTTTTTCTTTTATATCTTCTAATTTTTTTAAAATCTTTTCCGATTTAACTTTTTTCTTTTTTAGCTCTTCTTGTTTTTTAATAAAAATAAGAAGTATTTTATTTTTTAAAGTTTTAGAATTTTTAGAATTATAAGAAATAACTAATTGTTTTATTTCTTCTCTTTCAGTTTTTTCTACTATTTTTTTACTATATTTTTGTTCATCAAGAACAATAATAACGTTTTGCCCTATAGCTTTGTAGCTAATTTCTTTTTTTGTTGCCATAATTTTAATTTTTAATCTTTATTATTTAATTTCTCTAAATTTAAATTGAGTTTTATTAATTTAGTAGTTCTATTAATTTTAATAAGTTCTTCATTAGGAATATAATGAGTTATATATAAAAAAATATTTAATTTATCTTTAACTTTTTTATATTCTTTAAAAAGTTCTATTATATAAGAACAATATCCATAAGGTAACTTAAATTTATGTTCTTCTAAGTTTATTGGTTTAGAGTATTTATAACTAAATTCTCTTAAAGTGTTTAACATATTAATATAATAATCATTACTTATTTTAAAAGTAGCGTCTTTTGTTGTTATTAACCTTTCATTGTTTAATAAATTAGCTAATTTAACTTTATATAAATAATTATTAAAAATTTTAAGATTTAATATATTACTAATATGTATAATATTATCATACTTTTTTATCTTACTATATTGAGTTTCAGATATAGTTATAAAAATAATCTTATATTTAAACTTTTCCCAATTATTAAAATTAGAAAGTAGATTCTCATAATAACTAGGTCTATAAATTAGTCTAGTTTCTAATCCATTCTTTATTTGATAAAAAACATATTTATATTTTAATAAATTTATTAATGTTATTGAATCTCTTCTATCGTATTCATTATAATAAGTAACTACTTCTTTATTTCTAAGTCTATTTTCTAAATTTGCTTCTTTAACTTTATCATAATATTCTTTAATATAATCCTCTGAAACAATATCATAATTATAACTAATATTAATAATTTCTTTTTGTATTCTTACTTTTAAATTATAAAGTAATTTAGCTTTACCTATTCTATGAAAATACTTATTATCTTTTTTATACCAATTTAAATATCTTATTATTTTATTGTAATTTAGTTTTCTAGGAGTAAATAAAATACAATAATTATTAGTATTAAAATGATATAAATTATTTACTGTTTTAGTATTTCCTTCTTCACTATAAAATATAGTATATTTTCTATGTTTTATATAAGTAATAAGTTCATCTTTAGAAAGTTCTTTTAATTTTTTATTTTCATATACATAAGAATTAAACATAAAAAATATTTCAGGAACATTTAAAACAAAATCATTATCATTAAAAAAATCATAAGTATAAGATATTTCTCCTTTAATAAGTTTATTATTATTTATATAATGATTTTTGTCTTTATTAAAATATAGATAAGTTTTATTATCTTTATTTTTAATATAAGATGTTAAATCAGTAAATATAAAAGATTGATTAGAAAAATAATTTCTTAATTCTTCAATACAAAGGTTAATTCTTTCTTTTATTAAAATTATAGAATCATCATCATATTTTATATTCTCTCTTTCCATTGTAGGTTTTAATTCTCCTATTTCAAATTTAATACCTATAGGAATTTCTATTGGATTAATATCTAGAATTGAATAATCTATTTTATAATTTACTTCTCCTAAAATTATATGTAAATTTTGATAAGGTTGTTTATCAGAATTATATTTAAAATACTTTCCTTCATAAATAGTATATTCATTTTCGTAAATATATAAATTATGATTAACATATACATTTTTAAAATAAGCTAATTGAGAAATTAACGCATTTTTAAAAGTATATTTATCATCATCTTTAATAAACATTTTTATAGAAGTACCTGAACTTTCAAATACTTTTGTTTTATTTAATAAAGATAAAGTAAAATTATAACCATCTTTATAATAAATATATTCATATTTAATATTATTAAATACGGTAGTAATATAAAAAGAGGTAGTATAACTAAAAGGAGATTTAGAACCTAATCCAAAACCTCCTATTAAATCATTACTACCTCTCTTTGTAGAACTAAAGAATTTAGTATAAACTAAATCTATAGTTTTCTCTGACATACCTACTCCTTTATCTATAAATTCTATATAGTATTGATTCTCTTCTATATCATTTAAAAGATTTATTATAATAGGTTCATCAGGTTTACCTGCTTCTATGTTTGCATCTCTACAATTAGAAGTAATTTCTCTTATAATAGAACTAATAGGATTAGAATAAATCCCTTTAGTAACTAAAGAAAGAACTAATGGAATATTAGTATTATCGATAGAACTAATAATATCTTCATTAAAGTTCCCAATAGTATCTACTTCTGTGTTTTTTAATTGTTCTAATATCATATTAAATTATTTATGCGTAATCATATCTTCTACCAAAATATTTATTAAGATAAAAGTCTTTAGATTCTTGTCCTATCATAATATTTATTTTAAATTAATATTTTTACTGTTTATTACTTGTTGAAGGAATACCACAATCTTTACAAGTTTTGATTATTATAAAATAATCTCCTTCATTATAAAGTTTATTATTAAAATTTGTTTTTAGTTTTTTATATTTTGAAGGATATAAATAAGTTCTTTCTACAGGTTTTACTTCTTGACAAAAATGACAAGTATCAATTTCTATAGCCATATTAAATTATTTTTTCTTGTATTAAAATACTCTTTACATTATGTATTAACCCTTCAATTGTACCATTGTTATCAATAACATAATCGAATGTAGCATTATTTAAAGCTATTTCTGATGGGTGTTCGTCCATAGGTTGTTCTGTACAAAATCTATTACAGTTTTCAGCATCTCCTAAATTAGTACATTTACATTTTACAAAACGATTAACTCTAATACTAATACCTCCTCTATTTTTTACAGCTTTAAGTTCATTAGGAAATCTAGTATCAGTAATAATCCAATTAGGGTAATTAGAATCTTTTATAGAAGTTCCTTCAGGAGGGAACATTAAAGATTTATTATTCGGATATTTTTTTATTAAATTTTCTAATTGTTTAGTAACATATTTAGGTTTATACTCGTTCATTAAACTATTAACCCAAATATTAGGGTGTATAATCTCTCTACCACATTCTGTTCCTATTAATTGCATAAGTAATCTAGGAGTAAGTTTAATTAAAGAAGATAATTCATAAGGAAAGTTTTGTTCTTCTTTATAAGGACACATAAAATTATCATACTTATAATACCACCATTCTTCTCCTAACTCTTTCTCTTTAAATTCACTATCTTCAAGTTGTTCTCTAGTACAACCTATTAACAAACAAACTATATCTTTAAGTTTATCTGCAAACTTTTTGACTTCAGGAATATCTTTATCATATAATATATTATTAACTCTATCTGTTTTTAAAAACTCTTCATAAGATATTTTATGTTGATGTATATCAGATTTAAGGTAATAAAGATACTGTATAATCTTCCCTACTGTATCTTTTCCTGAATCTATTTTACCGCTAATTGATATTATCATATATTTCTCTTATTATTAAATTTTCTCCATAATACATTTCTTGATTAAGTAAAGTATCATCTTCTCCACTTTCCATAGCCCAGAATATATTACTTTCATCAAAAGTAACATTATCTTCATCTTGTATATTATTTAAAGATTTAAAATTTTCTTTTAAATACTCTTCAATATCTTTAACATTGTCAGGAATATTAATAGTGTACTTATCTTCTACTGTTGTTTCTACTCTTTTATAAATTCTAACTTCTACTTCCATAATTATTATAATTCTATTATTTTAAAACTCTCCATTTGCTATATTTATATTAAAATTATCCCAATTAATAATTCCTAAACCTTCTAAAGCTCCTATTCTTTTTAAATTTTCTATTGTTTCTCTACACCAATTAAGATTAAAATCAGGATAATCATCATCATATTGCCAATTATTCATATCAATAAAAGCAAAAGCTTCTATTCTTTCATTATAATTAGTATTTTGTTCTTCGTTTATAATATTAGAAATTTCTCCTTCTGAGGTATTTTCCCAATCTCTATTTGTTTTTTGGTTTAATTTCATTAGTATTAATATTATCTAATTGTTCTTTTTGTTTTTTAAACATTTCTCTTGAATCTTTATCAAGTTTAAAGTATTGATTAAATTCAAATTCCTTTCTCTTTAAATTGCCCTCTACAAGGGTTATATTTAATTTATCCATTGTTTTTAATTTAATTATTCCTTATCGTCTTTATGTTTTATTCCTGTAATAATTATAGCATTTTTACTCATCATATATTTTATATCTTCGGTAATAAAAAAATCTGATATTTTAAAAGGTTTCATATCTATTTGTTTAGCTATTAAATTTCTTTCTTTTTCTAAATATTTCCTATATGCTCCACAGTTCATTTCTATTACTCTATCCATTACTAATCCTATATAAAAACTCCAATTAATAACTCCATTTCCTAATAATATTTCTTGCTTTTTAAGACCATTTATAGTATATGAATACTGTTTAAAATAAGAATAATTTTCATTATTTTCTCAATCTTTTAAATCTATAATAGCAAAACATTTTATTCTTTCTATATAAGATTTACCATTTTCTAGTATTTCAAGAACATTTCTAGGTTCTATCGTATCCCAATTTACTTTGTTATTTAAATTTACTTTATTCATAATCTCTTATTATATTATTAACTACGTGAAAAGGTTTTTCATCAGGAGTATATTCATAAAAATCACAACTAAGTAATTTATTAATATAATTATCCTTATTAATTAAAAGCTCTTTTTTATATTCTATAGTACCTGTAGGGGTAACTTTAAATATTTTACCTTTAACAGTACGACAAATAAATATTCCTAAAGTTCTATCTACTTCTTGAGATACTATATCTATTATTTGAAACTCTTTAGATATTAACCTTTTTAATTTTACAATACTATTACTTCTTATACCATAATCATAAAGACCTTTTAAATCTCTAATAATAGAACCTTCATATCCTGCTTTAATAAAAGAATCAGTATATTCTTGTATTTTTAAATCTATAGAAGAATGATATTTAGCTACTTTAAGTATTTTAGTGTCTATTACTTCTACCGATGTAATAAATAAAGTACTATTTATAAATTCTTTAATAAGTTTTAAAATTTTTAATCTTTCTAATTGAGTATAATTAGGAATTGCTATATCAAATATAACAAATTTAAGTTGAGCCGAGAAGAGAGATTGTTTCTTTGTAGCACTTACTATATCTTGTAACGTACTATTATGTTGATATATTTCTCCGTCTAAATAAATATTTTCAGGAAGATTTAAAGTTTCAATAAATTCATATATATGATTTTTAATAGTATTAGATATATGAGGAAGTTCATAAGTATTACCTATTTTAGATAATAATTTACCGTATTTAGTTACAAATACTCTAACACCATTAAGTTTAGGTTGTATCGCTATTTCATTACTAGCTAAAGTAATTAATCTTAATTTCTTTTTAACATAAGGATTTAAGAGGTAATAGTACTTTTCTTCTTTCCATTGTTTAAAATTAATATCTGTAAATACTTTAGATGTAGTTTTGTAATAGTTCTTACACTTCATAGGTTTGAAATTATCATTAGCATCTGTATCTATTATAGGTAGTAATTCATTAAGTATCTCAACAGAAACAACGACAATTCCTCTTTCGGCTAATCTTGGTTCAATGTCTTTATACCCTTCTTTCTTTTTATCTCTTAAAAAAGATTCAAATTCTAATATTCCTTGTTCTTCTTTAGTTGTTTCGTTAGATTTACCTATATTCTTAGGATATATTTTACGAAAGGCTATAGTTTGCCCTTCTCTAAAATAACCATAAGTAAATATTAATCTAACTCCTTTTAAATCTATTTGAAGTTTTATATTCCAAACAAGAAACTTAGATTTAGCTCTTTTGTATAAGGTTCTGTTGTATATTTCCATTATGTTATTATAATTTTATATATGTTAAAAGTATTACAATTAATATTTTCTTTTTTCAATTTTAATAAAACAGTTTTAAAACTATCTCTTGCAGCTTCACAAGTTCTTACAAAACAATTTAAATCTCTTTCTCTTGTTTTAGTATAATCTCTATATTGAGTTATTTTATTTTCTTTCCAATATTTACTTGGTTTAAATTTAATAATTAAATTTTCACAATCTTTTATATCTTCTTCACTTTCAATATTATAATATAGAGTTTTGCAACTTAGAGTTTTTTCTTTATTTTCTTCTAAATCTATTAAATAATTTAGTAATTCTTCATTAGAAATATGTCCTGTAGTAGTATATAATTCTATTTTACTTTCGCTTGTTGTATAACTTTTAGTTTTTAAAATATTTTTTATCATAAAGTTTATTAATTAAATGGTTTTTTGTTAATTCTATTAATTTTCTAGTTTTCTCTTCACCATATTTATTATGAAATTCTGAAAAATCTTTTATTCCATAATATAAAGGAAAAAATAAAGGTATTATATTATATCTTTTCTTTAATTCATAAGCCATAGCTTTTCCAGTATTATCATTATCTAATAGGCATATTATATAATTAAAATAATATTTAATACTATAATATTCTTCCTCTGTTAATATAGAATTTTCACTGCCTAAAGCTATTGATTGAATACCGTAACTTTGTAAAGCTAAACAATCTTTAGCACTTTTAGTTATTACTAAAAATTCATCAGGTATTAAAGTCCTTATAAATTTAGTTTTTAATTTATTTTGTATAAATTTTCTTCCTTTTATTCTTTTAGGAAAATATACTTGCCATAGTTGTTTAAGAGTATCAATATCTTTTCCTTGATAATAAGCGTAAGCAGGGTCAAGATGACTATATGTATAACATATTTGTTCATCTATAATTAAAGTGTTTACACAATATACATAATTTTTACTTAATACAGATGTATCTAATATTCCTACACTATTAAAATATTTAATATCTGCTAAATTTATTTTTCTAGGTATAATTTTATATGTTTTAATGTTAAGTTTATGATAATTATTTATAATAGTATTAGAATTAAATCTTTTATTATTATCAAAAATATTTAAATCATCACAAATTGCTCTTAATATTAATAGCATTTCTGTTTTATTTTTACAAGATAATTTATAATAATTTCCTGCTATATCAAAACAATCTCCATGATAAAGAGCATTTAATTTATACCCTGAATAATCTCTAAAATAAAGTTTATTATTATCTGTATAATAATACATACAAGAAGGATTATTATCTATTCTAAAAGGATTAGTAAATGAATTAGCTGTTAAAGTTTTTTCTGATATTTTTATATTTGTATAATATTCCATTATACTTTCTTGGGTTACAAATTTTAGTATGTAACTTATGCTTAACTTTGTATATTTAAAATTTTCTATCATTGTTAATATCGTTGTTAAGATTTTCTTTATTTTAAATATAAAAAAACCTGCTATAAATTATTATAGCAGGAATTAAAAATATTAACAACAGCACATTGTTAAATAAATTAGTTATTAAAATCAGGAATATCAGCTAAATCGGATAAATCGTTACCTAATGCTCCTACTGTATTAACAGTATTCTTTTTACCTCCACTAGGAGGAATAAGATTATCATTAGGTGTGATGTTTAGTTCTATACAAGGTAGATTTTTACCTTCTTTATCTTTAGCTTTTTGTATAAAGTTACCTAATGGTAGTTCAGGATAAGTAGCTTTATTATTACTACCCCATACTACTTTGAAGAAAAATGTAGAAGTTTTTAATATTTCTTTATTTTCAGAAGTATTAAATTGCTCTTTAACTATAGTAGCAAAATCAACTATACTAGTATTAGGAGTAATTAAGTCATAATTGAAGTTTATTCCTGTTTCATCAATAAATGATTTAATTCTTTGTTGAAAAATTCTTAAAATTATTTCTAATTTAGGACTAGCTAAATCAGGAGTAAAAATTCCTATTTTTTGTTCTTCTTTATTATTTCCAACTTTAAAGAAAATAATAGTTTGTTTTCCTTTAGTGATAGATTCTTTTTCTTCTACTGTTACATCTAATAACTTTAAAATAGGAAATTCATACCCTCTTGGGTATCTAGCATCTTTAGTTTCTAACTTAATTGGAATAGATATATATGGCAGTCTATTACCTTCTGCTTCTTGAAAATTTGAAAAAAATCCTGTAGGATTACTTGTAGAAGTATTACTACTCTTAGGAGTTTTACCTTCTAGCCCTTGTTCTAAAAAATCTGACATAGTATTAGTATTAGTATTAGTATTAGTATTAAAATAAATAATAAAAAGCCTATAAGAATTAATTATAGGCTTTTAAAAAATTATTAAGATATAGTTATATTAAATTAATTATTATAATAATTGGGGTTATTATAATGAAAATTTTATTTAAAATTAAATATCCTCTTCTTCAAAAAGAACATCTTCTACATCTACTTCTTCTACTTCAGTAGTACCTGTTGTAGTTTCATTAGTTTTTTTTCTAACTATTAGATCTTCTTCTTTATGGAATGTAGTTTCAAATACCTCTCTAACTCCTTCAACTTTAGTACCGTCTTCTTTTTCTCCTAGTATTAACGAGTGTTCTCCTAAACTCTCTAAAGAGAATACTGTTTTTTTACCTTCAGTAGCTAAAAGTTGAGAAACTCCTGAACTAGATGCTACTAATACTCCCTCTTGTTTTCCTTCTCTAACTAAATATCCTATACCTTTATCTTCCCAAAGAGCTACTTTAATATCATTTACTGCTTGTACTCCATTTTCGTCTAATTGAGGTATTCTTTCAGTACCTTTAAAAATATACATAACTGGTTTACCAGTAGCATCTTTTTTAGTTACGATATTACCATTCTCATCTTTAGTTTGAGCTGGTTTAAAGATAATGTTATCCCCGTCTTTAATATTTAATCTATTTGCAAGTTCTTGTGTAATAGAAACAACTCCGTTGTTTCCTGATACCCAAATAAATAATCCATTGATTGGTGCTAATGATTTACGACCTGTTGGCAATTCGCCCATAAAAATTTCTAATGACATAATGTTAATTTTTTAAAAAATTTGTTAATATTAATTTGAACTGATTATATATAAGATTATATTATACTAAACTTGAAAAGCTTCCTCTTCATTTTCATTTATAGTATAAGTAATAGAACTATTAGGATTTAATAATTCTCCGATTGAATATACTCCCCAAAGTATATCCTGTGCAATTTCTCTTCCTCCAACTCCAAAAGCTCTAGCAGAAATCATTGCTCGTTCATATTTATCCCAATTATCTTTACCACTTCCTATAAGACCTGCGTTAATAGCTTCTCCTCTAGTGAAACTAGATTCTATTCTAATTTCTTTACCATTGATAATTCTATTAAATTCATAAGTAGTAATATAATCCACTATTTGTGTATCTAAAAGTCGTTCATTTTCTTCTAGTTTATCTTTTATTGTTTTTAATCCAAAGATTACTGCTATATCTTTTCCATCTTTAGATTTCTCTGTTATAGTTATAATTTTACCTTCAGCATCTTTTCTTACCCTTAAAACTCTATATAAAGGCTCATAGTTAAGAATACGTTTAAAAATAATACCATTACTTAACAATTTAGCTTTTTGTAAAGCTACATTAAGACCTACTTTACCATTAATAACAATCATATTACTTAATGCTGTAATAGTATTAAATCCTAAAGAATTACCTGCTGCTACTATAAGAGTAACATCATTAACATTTTTAAATGGACACATATTAGATTTTACTAATTGTTCTGCCATTTGATAGCTAACTTGTAATACTTCTGCTTCACGTCTTAAATTATCTAAATGAGTGTTATTAGTATTAGTATTTACTAATGTATAATTATTGTTTTGTTCTTGTTTTACTTGTAGTACTTCTTTATTATTAGAAAAAGAGCTTGTTGATTTATCAAGCTCTTTATTTAATACTTCTTCTACTACTTCTACTTTTGTTTCTACTTTATTAATTTTCTCCATAACTTGATACGATTTATATATCGTTTGCCTTATCTAAATTATAAGACAAAGATACGATTAATTATTTATTATACAAAATATTTTATTACTTATTTTACTAATTTTTAATATCTTTTTTAATTGGTATTTCTTTTTTTAGATAAGGTATAATTCTACCTTTCTCAAATTCTTTTTTTAAAAAAATACTTCCTATTGTTCCAAATCTTTGTTTTAATATTAATAAATGTAGTAATCCTTTAGTGTATAATTCCTCCATTGAATAATAAATTATTCCTAACATTTCGGGACAATGAATAATCATAACGCAATCACAAGCGTTGAAAAGTTGAGCTTGTGCATATATATCACTTTTACGTGGATAATGAAGTAAAGGCTTTAAAATGCGGTTTTCGTTTTCAATTTCATTATTAAGTTGCCCTAAAAAAACTATACAATTACCTGCTTTTTTTAATTTAATAGCCATTTTACCTAAATTAGCTATTAAATCAAGTACTGAATCCCCTTTATCTGCTTCTACTAAAAGAGTATGGTCAATCATAGCTACAAATCTTATATCTTTTGCTTCAATATTAGGTTTAGTTTCTTTTAATTTTAAAAAATAATCCCTATGAGCGTATCTTATTTGTATTAATAGGCTTTTAATAGTCATTGGGTTACTATAATAATAAAGTTTAAAATCATCATCTTCTTTTAATAATTGTTTAATGACTTCAAATTCTTCATCACAAAGTTTATCGTATTCTCCTGTTTCTTTATTAATTTCAGAAGAAAGAATACTAAGAAAAGATTTACCTGTTTTACTAGATAATACTCTTATTTCTTCATTCTCGGGCATCATTTCAAATGCAAAGTACGGAATAAAATAATCATAGTAAACATCTTTATTAAGGTCTTTATTTAAAAAATCATTACAAAATATGTTTAATAACGTACTTTTACCGTGTCCTGATAAACCAGCAAGTAGATATACTTGTCCAAATCTAAAACCTTTACCTAAAGCAGCATTAAGAAAATTATAACGAGTTTTTAAAAATAATTGTTTACCTGACCTTTCTAACTCTATTATTTTTAAAGCTTCTTCTCTTACTTCTTTTCTAGTTTTAAATAAAGGTAATTCTATTTTCTCTTCTTCTTTGTTTTTAGTCATAATCAAAAGTTTCATTAGATAAAATTGTTGTTATAACTGTTTTTTCTACTCCATTTCTTAATTTTCTGAAATTAAGATATTGTTTAGAGTATAAAAACTTTTCAATCTTATTAGTAATTAATGAATGTTTAATTGCATATTCTAAATCTAATAATACTTCTTTATGATTATCTAAAGAATAATCTATTTGTTTTAAATACTCTTTAGCAAATTCATTTCTATTCATTAATGTTAAAGGATAATTAACTCCATTAGAATCAAAATACATAGGATATATATCAAATATATCATCTACACAAGTATTAATATTAATTAGAAAATCTTTTGCTTTTTCTCCTAATACTAATACTTCTTTATGCTCTGAATTAATTAAAGTTTTAATAAATCCTCTTTTTTCTAAATCTTTATAACCTTCATCAGATAAAGCATAAATACTTTCTAATCCTATGCTAGTTCCATAATTATAAAAATACTCTATATCTTTACTATTATTCAAACAAATAAGTGTTATTAGTTGCATAGTAGTAAGTTCTTGTTCTATGCAAGTAGTAAAAAATTCTTTTATATTTATCATATTATATTTGGTCTAAAGAATCTATATAAACAACACCTAAACTACCCATTTGTCTTTCGGCTAACCATTTTTCTTCTTGTGTATTTTTCATATAAATATTAATTATTAATGATTGTTTTTTAGGATTTAAAATATCCTCTCTTGTAGGTCTTCCTTTTCTTTGTCTATTTTGATTAATATTACTACTTCCTGAAGTAATTATTCCACAATTAAGACTATTAATAGATAACCCAATATCAAAAGATCTAGCTGTTATAAGTATATTACTACTACCTATAGTTATTTCTTCTAATGCTTTAGCTTTTAATCTAGTTTTACCGTATTTAATTAATTTTCCAGTTTTTTCTGATGTCATCATTATAGTTTTTAATTGACTATGAAATATAACAGCTTTAAGACCAGCCGAAAGAGAATGGTAGTGTATTTTATCTGCAAAAGTAGTACTTTCTCCAAATACTATTATATTCTTATTATTTAATTTTTTAAGTAATTCTAAAGTTAATAGAAGTTTACTCTTATTATTATATAATAATTCAGACCTTTTACGAATATTATTCATTAATAGTATAGCTTCTTTATGAATAGTAGTAGGATTCCATAATCTATCTATTTCTTGATGTTCTTTAAAAGCTAAATTTAAATGATTATGCCAACCGTTCTTTACTGAAATTCCTATACAAAATTGTAAATGAGTATATTCTCTATTATCTGTATGAACTCCTCCATACAAACATTTGTTTACTACATCTAACCTCTTCTCAAACTTAACAAATAAAGAATCTATTATAGAAGTATATTTATCATATTCCTCTTTTTCTAAGTTGTTAAATTCACAACTTAAATTATATTCTAAATAAGGACTAGCCCAGTTATTACGAATTGCTTCTTCTTCATCTATAATATCTATAACAGGAACTATAAATTTAATAATTTCTGAAGATTTAGAATCTATACTTCCTGATAATCCAAGAATACTTTTATACTTTATTATAGTATTATCTATTATTTTTAATTTATTATCAGTTGTATATTCATGTATTTCATCAATTATAAGAACATCGACTTCTGCTGTATGTATTCTTGCTAAACATTCATTAACAGTACAAAGATGTATTCTATTAATAATAGTATTAGTTAAATTATCATTAATAATTTTAATCCATTGATCTTTAACGGATTGTGAATTAACTATAATAAAAAAATTAATATTACTATCTTTTTTTAATTTATCAATAGTTTTAATAGCTTTAATAGCTCCATAAGTTTTACCTACTGCAGGATACCAATTAAGAATACCTTTACAACCATGCTCTATCCATTTATTAACTCCGATTTGTTGTCGCTCGTTTCTATCCATTTTTTTATTTGGTTTATTAAAACTATTTTATCATTTACTTTTGCAACTACTACAGAATATTTACCTAAATTAGATAAATATATATCTTCTATAATACCTTTTGTATTAGAGGAATCTCTAATAAAATGAACTTCATCTCCTATTTTAAAACCAAAATCTTTTAATATTCCTTTATCAGAAAAAGAATAATATAAAGGAGGACTAATTTTAATAATAGAAGTATTATCCTTATTAGATAATTCTATTATATCATTATAACTTTTTATTGTATCTAGTTTATAGATACGGTTGATTCTTACTTCTACATTTCCTAAATGTAAAGTATTATATTCTATTTGCATAATTTTTTATTTAATTCATATTAATTAATATTATTTATTTTTTCCAATATTTTTCTATTTTTGATTCTATTTTTATATCTTTTTCTAAATATAAATAAATAGTATCAATTATTATTCTGTCTATGACTTCTTTTATAAAATATTCTTTATCTTTATAAATAAACTTCTTATCTATTAAAGATTTATGTATTCTAATAATAAATTCATCGTGTACCCAACCTAATATAGTAGCATCTATTAAATTAATATAAAAATATTCAAATAATACTACACTAGCTTCTTTTATAAAATCCGCTTGAGTACCTTGTATAGGACTATTTCTTGCAGTGGATAAATCTTTACTTATTTCAATAAAATGAGTATCTTTAGTTATTTCTCCTTTTAACATTTTTAATAAATTAGGAAACCATCTTCTGCTATTTGTTCGTTGATTATGTATAACAAATCCATTATCTTCTGCATAGTTTTGATAAGTTTCTACACATTTAATAGCATCAGGTATTAATCTTTTAATAACATTAATACATATTTGACCTTCTTTCTTATCAAGAAGTTTTAATGTTTGCATAGCTTTAGCAGAGTACATACCGTAAATAACGCCAAAACCCATTGGTTTAATATTATTTCTATCTTCAGGAGTTTTTTCTTTAGAACATATATAATTAGATGCTAAATTTCTATATCTTTCAGTTTCTTGTTTTAATATATCGTTTACTATAGCTATATCGTTATAATTTTCTTTGTTTTCTTCATATCGTTTACTATATACAGCTCTCCATACAGCAGTGGCTATAATAGAGTGCATATCTCCTTTAGACATTTCTGCTAAATTTTTATCTTTAGATTTGTATAATATTATTTCTAACTCTGCTCCTGTAATATCTCCTGTATAAATTAAATAATCTTCTCCTCCTTCAAAACACTCTCTATATAAACCTGCTCTAGGTATATTTTGAGCATTATATTTATCTTTTTCTTTTTTACCTCCTCCACTAGCCATTCTTCCTGTAGTAGTAGCACATTGTCTAAATTGAGTATGTATTCTGTTAGTAATTTCATTAATATTATTTAAAAATGAATTACCATAAGTAGATAAAGATTTATTAACTTTTTGAAGTTTAATGAATAAACTTAAAAAACTCCTTAAAGAAATAGTATTTAATTCTTCTAGCATTTTAGCTAATTCATTTTCTTTAATACTAAAGAAATGAGTAGCTTCTTTATCAGGGATACTATAAGTTTGATATATTGTAGGTAAAGGACAATTAAACGCTTTACAAATATTAACTATTGTTGTTTTTACATAATTAATATTATATTCATATTCTTTTAATTTAAAATTTTTGTTTTTATTATAAAAAGAATCTTTAATAGGATTACCAAATAAGTCATTTTGATTTAATAATGTTCCTATTGATTGAAAGTCTCTTGTGGTTTCCCATTTACCTCCTGATATTAATCTTTTTTTATCTAAAGATAATGATTTTCTTTTATCAATAATAATATTATCTAACTCAATTAATACGTCATATTTAATCTTTTCATTAATAACTATTTGCTCTTTCCATTTATCAGTATTAAGAGTAAATCCTGTAGCTTCTGCTAAAGAAATTATTTTAATAAGGGGAAATTCAATAGAGTGTAATAATCTATTCATTTTATACTTATTAATTATTTCTTGTTGCTTAGTCATTATTTGTATTAATGATGATAAATCATTCCTTAAATAATATAGATGATTAGGTTGAATAACTAAATCTTTATCTTTATCTATAAATTCTTGTCTATCGTCTTTAGATATAGTATTATTTGTATATCTATCAATCAAATCTTTAAGTCCTGCTTTTCTACCTAAAGGATTATCTGTAGGACTATACATTAATCCCATATATACCCTTTGTTCAGCTATCATAGTATCAAATACTTTATTAAGTAATAAAATATTAGTTTTAGCGTATAATACTCCTATATCATATTTAAGATTATTACCAATTAAAGTTTTATCTGAAGAGCCGATAGAGGATAGTATCGTGTGTAAGTTACACGAATTATCAAATATAAAATGATTATCTAATATCTCTATTCCTAATAGAAAAAAATTACATCTATAATAATCTAATCCACTATTTTCAGTATCTAAAGGTAGAAACTTAAAATCTTTATTTAATTCATTATTAAATAATTCTATTCCTTCTTTCTCATTAAATATAATAATATCATCAAAAAGAGATGTATTAATTTTATATTTATAAAAATCTTTGTTTGTTATAAAGTATATCATTAAAAAACATTTAAATTTATTTTGTTAATTTCTTTCATTTTAAATATTATAAATATACTAGTTTTTTCTAATTGATTATAATTTCTATTATAATCAAAGATGTTTTTAGTATAAAATAATACATCTGTAAAATCTACATTTATAACTTCTTCTATAAATTTAATAAGAAAAATTCTTATAATTCTATAGTCAGATACTTCTGTTTTATTAAATGCTGTAATATTATTATCACATAATTTCATTAAATATATTCTAAATTCTTTATAAGTATTAGGACTAGTTTTATTTAATTCTATTATAATTTTATCCATAGATAACACATATATTTTTAGCTCTTGATAAAGCAGTATAAATAAGTTTCTTTTTTAGAGTTTGTTCATAACATTTCATAATATCAGGAATATAAACTCCTATATTATCATAAGTACTTCCTTGAGATTTATGTACAGTTATTGCATAACCATAATCTATATCTTTATAAGCTACTACACTATTATCCTCTTCATCTATAATATTTTCAATTAAAACAAATTTCTTCTTAAAATCATAAAAATTAACCCATTGTTTTTTATCTTGTCTAGCATTTCTAAGTAAATTATAATGAGTTTTTATATAACCTGTGTAAGATTCTTTATTGAGAATATTAATAGGTATATTAGGGTAATCGTTATTAATAACTATTCTAGTACAATTAAAATTACTATGATTATAAGAAATAGAAACAGGAAAACAATCTTCTATTATATACTCTTTACTATTAGCTATAATATTAACAAATGAACCATATTTATTTCTTTCACTTATTGTTTTATATCCTATTAATTTATCTCCTATTAAAATTTTAGGTAAAGTATCTTTAGTATATTCAGGATATTTATATAACATAAAGTCTAGTCTAAATATAGAATTTAATTGAGATACACATTCATTAGTATATGCTAACACTTTAAAAGATGTTTGTTCTTTTTTAAAATAATTAAAGCAGATATTTCTAAAAAATTTACCTTCTTCTACTATTATTCCTTTATCCTCATTTTCATTTAATGTATTATTATTAAAAGGAATATTAAATGAACTAGTTCTATGTTGTGTTTTTCTTACTTCTTCTAAAAGATTAAAAAGAGGATTATCTGAACCTTGTCTTTTATTAATAGTTAATTCGTAACCATTAATATTTATTATAGGGGATACAACCTCTTTAACAGGAGGTAATTGATATTTATCTCCTAAAAATATTATTTTTGTTTTAGTCCCATTAACAGTTTTATTAATTAATTCATATAAATAAGTACCAATCATAGAAAATTCATCTATAATAACTATATCATAATCAGTAATAGTTATATCACGAATATCTACTTTAAAAATAATATTTTTAGGGTCATATTCTTCTAATTTTGCTTCAGGTTTAATACCTAATAAAGAATGTAATGTAACTCCTTGAATACCTGTTATATTACTTATAACGTCTTTAGCTTGATGAGTTGGAGCTGAAATGCAAATAGATTTAAATTTAAGAGTATCTTTTTTAATAAATTTTTTTATTACAGTTGTTTTACCTGTACCAGCCGCTCCAGATATTCTGTAGAAAGTATTAGAGCTATCTATAAAATTATATAATAATTCTAATGCTTCTAATTGGTCGTCTTCCATTATGAGGTTATCCTCTAGTTGTAATAAATTTGTTTCTTTTGACATAAATATATTAATTTAATTATTAAAATGTGTTAATTTTTTGTATTAAAAAACCCTTAATTGTTATATAAATATAATAATTAAGGGTAAATAACTAAAAATCAATAAAAAATAAGTAGTGGATATGATAGGAATCGAACCTATTACCTACTGATTATGAGTCAGTTGCTCTAACCTAATGAGCTACATATCCGAGAACTATAAGAACTTCTTAAAACTTATAGTAATTTTTGATCATAATAGACATTAGAAGTTTTTTTTAATACTTTAAAAAGGAATTATATAATACTTCATTTCTATCTTCTTTAGAATCATTAGGATAAAGTACTAAACAAGGTAATGTTATAGTAGGTATAACAAATTCTTGTATTAAGAATGTTGCTTTACTTTCTCCTACTCTTTTTTGCAATTCTTTAAAAGCTTCATTATAAATATCTCTACGAGTATCTATATATTCATTATTGTTAATATCTTTCCAAGATACTGTATTTTTATATTTTATACATATTCTTGTTAAATAGTCTAAATTTATAGTACTAAGATTTATTAAATCTTTTCCTATTAATACTGGTGTTGAGGTATTTTGTTCCATTTTTTTGTGCTGTTAATTAATTAATATTTTTTTAGTTTAGACAAATATTAATAGCTATAAATACAAATTCATTTTTTAATTCGTAAAAATCTATTATATTATCAGTGTTAATTTCTTTGATGAATGGATATTTAAGAGCTTCATAAGTATTTCTTTTATTATTATCATAGTTATGAGTTAATAAATAAGTATCTTCACAATATACAAAATCTTTAGTAGGTTCAGTATTTTTAAATCTTATAATATATTTTTGCATATTAGTTTTAGTTATTAGTTATTAGTTTAATATTCCTATCTCTCCAAGTAAATGCAGAAGTTTTATAAGGTAAGCCGAGAGGTAGTTATTCTGTGGCATACTTATTGATTAATAGTAAAAATAGTTTAGTATAATTAGTGTATAATATATAGTAATAATAATAATAATAATAATAACAACAACAATAATAAACACACTTTCCTTTCGGCTTACATTTTATATCTTCTATTCTTATCTCTACGAGTAAAGATAGGATATTATTTTATTATATATAATAATTATTATATTATTATTCCTTATAATTTTACTTCTGTGCTGAAGCGAAGCACAAAGCTAATCTTTTTTTACGACAAAAACAAATAAAATAACATAAAAATACTAATAATGCCATAATAAAATATTATAATATACTATCTGCTTTTGTTCCGAGAGATAGAAAATTAATTATTTTTACATATCCTATTCTATTCTATTTTTACTTTATTCTTATTTATCTATTTTACTTTTAAGATTTATAACCTTAATTTCTTTATTATTAGATTTAATTAAATTATCTTCTAAAACAACTTTACTATTCTTAAATCTAGTTTTAATAGAAACAGTATTAGGAATAATATTAAGAGTACTAGTATCATTAATCGTACTATTACTTTGTGTCCACTTCATTCTATTACTAGTTTTAGCCCAATCTTTTTTTGTAAAATCTTTGAATCTTTTTCTCATATTAAGATTAAATTCATTAATAGCAACTTTAGTAGCTAATCTTTCTTCTTCTGTTTTTTGAAATCTTTGCATAATATTAATTTTTAGTATTTATTTTATGTTCTTTAATTAATTCAAAAGGAATATAACATACTCTATTTTGAACTTTAATAAGTCTTTCTTTAAAATCTATATTAAGAACAGTAAGAAATGATTTACTGTTCTTAACTTTAATTTTATCATTAGGTTTAATAAGATTATATCTCATCTTTAATGTATTTTTTGCTATAACCTGTGTTTTCTTTGTTAGGATAAACAATAAATAATTTACCTTTAGCTGTAATATATACAGGATAAGTAATTCCTTTATAGATAGCAGTACTTTGAGTAAGTTCTGATTTACCTATTTGTTGTTCTTTTGTTTTAGGTGTTTTAATATCTAAATTAAAAACCTTAACAATATCTTTAGCTGATATTGAAATGTTAGTACCTCCTACTTTAGTTGATACTTTTTGAGCTTGTGCAGTTGTTACTCCTAGTAACAAGATTGCGAATAGTGTAATTGATTTCATATAATACTATTTTATTTCTTTTTAAATTGTTCAAACCATTTATCTGCAAACATAAAGTTATCATTATAATCTATTCCTACTTGTGCTTGAATATCTTGTAATAATACTAATACTTCCTCCTCACTATACATTCCTCTCATATTAAGATGTAAAGTTAATATAATCTTCTTCTGTCATTTCTATCTAATTATCTAAATACACTTCTATACAGTTCTTATTACAATTAGTTTGTCTTTCTAATTCTTTAGTAAGAGTGTTTATTAGTGTAAGTCTATTTGGAAAACTATTATTAGTAGAAAAATAAGTACTACCTTTATTTTGTTTTCCATTGACATATGATGTAAATGCGAAGTAAAAGTATCTTGGTTTATTAGGGATTTGTTTTATCCATAATATGTTATTTAAAAAGGTTAGTAGATTCAGTAAACATAGTAGGAGTATTATTATTATCATTATCTTTATTATCATAATGAGTTATTATAATAATAAGGATAAAGATAATAAGAGTAGTTAAAACTAGTTTAAAAGGATAATAAACTGTTGTAGGATTATTAATAAATCCTTGATGTATTAAATATATTAATATTAATATAAATAAAGCTAGTAAGTATTTAAGTATTGATTTCATAAGGTTTAGGATTAAAAGTTAATTATATAAATCATCTATAAATAATAATATAACTATAATAAATGATAGAGTTGTAATACTATTTATTAAACGATAGGTATTTACAGTTATTAAATTAAATGTAAAACAAGTTAAACAAGTTAATATTAATATAAGTAGAGATAGAATAATTCTAAGTATTAATTTAAGATGTTTATTCATGGTTATAAGGTATAAAGTTAGTAATAGTTAATGATATACTAGTTTACTAGTAAGGTCTTGTTATGTACTATGTAATAAGAGTAATCAGAAAGAGAATTAATCAGTAAACTAATAAACTAGTAAAATTAGTATATAACAAGAGGTTAGTAGTAAATTAAGTAAAGTAATAATAAGAATGTTAGTAACAATAATACTTACGACAGTTACGAAGTAACGGAGGACTAAGCAGTAATAGTAAAGGAAGTTAAAGTAAAGGAAAAGAGAAGAAAATAATGGAAATGATAAGGAGTTGTAAATAAGAAGAAGTATCGGAGTAATGATAAGAGTAATTACTTGAGAGTAATTTTTTTAGGGTTAAGAAGAGTATTAGTAGAATAGGTATGAAGTACCGTAGGATTATATGTATTACCTCTATTTTATCTTCTTATTTCTTCATTTACTAGTCTTATTAGATCTTCTATTCCTATTCCTTTATAACTAAAAACTTTTAATAGCCTTTCTTCTTTATATTTATCATAATTAAACTCCTCACTTGTTTCATATTTAATATTAAACTCCTCTTTCAATAGAAAAATTCTTTTATTATCATCTAATTCCATTAATATTAAAAGTTTAAGTAATTTAATCAGTCTTCTCAATTCTTTATTACGTAATCTTTCATTATTATAAAAAACAATATGAGTACTTAATGCTACTTGTATATGAATATTTTTAAGTTTATTTAATTCTAATCTTATTCGCTCATTATACTCATTATAATCTTTTAGCTTTTCATCAACTACTAAACATTCTTCAGGAGTTAATGGATATATAAGGTTATTACCTGACTTTGATTGTTCTTTATCTAATATACTGACATCTCTAACATTAGTATTTCGATAATATCCAAATCGAATAGTAAAATTCGATGCACTGTAACATATAAATACATTTCCATAAGATTCATTTTCCCCAATGTGGATAATCTTATCAAAATCATTAGGATTAATCTTATTATCTTCTATAATAATAGTTCTGTTAATAAGAGTATGAGTTAAGATAATAGGAGATTCAGTATTAATAGTATTAATAAGGTCTTTTAAATTGATTACGTTATTATTTTTCATTTTGAATGGTTTTATTAAAATTGATTAACGTGAGTAGAGTAACTAGAATACTTAACGTGAGTAGAGTAACTAGTGTTTAATTATATAGTACGTATCTATATGGTACGTATTTAGTTGGTATCTGTATGTAGAATCAATATATCATAAGTATTGAGATTTATGATTCACTTCTTTATTAAAAAAATATAGAGTATATATTAAATATACTCTATATATTAATTATTCTATTGATATATCTTTAATGTTAATTGCATAAATACAATTTATACCTGATATAAGTAGTAAAAATACTAACATTAATAGTTCATCAGTAATAATATTATATTTAAATTCAGTATAAGATATACTAAATAAAGCAATAATAAATAATAATAAGGATAATGTTTTGTAGATATTAGTTATTATTTTCATAAGAATATTTTTAATTAGTTAAATTTATTAATTATTATTTATTTAAGAAAAGTCTAACATTAGGATTATTAAGACTTATCTTATTTTTATTAAAGTACTTATATATACGAGGCTTATGAGAATCAAAATAATTACTATTTGCTACATTATATAAATATTTACTTATATCTTCATTTGGACATAATACAATACTATTTATACTAATATTAATTTTTTCTCTTAATGTTAAAGGTCTATCGAATTCAGTAGCTTTAACTGTAAACTGACCCTTAATAACATATATTGAAAGATTCTTAATGATACTGGATTTTGTATCTAAATTACTTATACATTCAAAGTGTATTCTTACTTTAGTTTCACTATCCTCTTTTAATAATGTAAGAATTTTATTTCCATAAGTTTTAATATAATTATTATAACAAGATTCTATAAGATTAGTTTCTTTATCACTAACTGCTCCTATAGATTTATAGTCGTTAGACATAATTACAATTCTATTTGCTTTAGATATAAATTCTTCAGGTGAATTACAATCAAATTTAATTACTTGTAAAGCTATATTTGTTTTAGTATTTGTATTCATAAGTATAAGATTAAAAAATTAATAAGTATAAGATTAATAAGTATAAGATTAATAATAAAAAATAACATAGCTAAATTAATAGCTATGTTATTAAAAGTTTAATACTAATCCTCTCCAAAAGGAGCATTATTAGTATCAATAGGATCATTGTTTCTTTTACTTTTATTATTTCTTGTTGTAATAAGTAAACGAGCTTCTGCGTCAATAGACATTTTAAGTCTAAGCATTTCAGTTGATAATTTAATATCTGTAATAATAACAGATACACCGTCATTTTCTGCAATACTATCTTGTCCATTAGGTCTTTTCAATACTTTACCGTCTTTATCAAGAAATTTATGTCCTTTTTTATAAGGAATTAAATCTAATGTAATATCAGCGTCAATAAGAAAATCTTCTTGACCTTCAGTTAATCGACAATAGTTTTCCATTGCAATACGAAGAGTAGTAGGATTAACAGATAATAAACCTTTTGGATTAGTAGCCGATACTAATGCAATAATTGGTTTAGTTGTTGTAATAATAATTTGTTCGTTACCTTTTTTATTAGTAAAAGGAAATGATACGTTGTTGATGATTGCTGTTGTGTTCATAATAAATAAATTTAATGATTAATAATATAAAAAGATTTTAATAATGTTCTATTCTTTCCCTGATATGATTATACGAATAGTAATATAAACATATAACGACTACGTTAGCGAGTATGGTTACATTGAATCCAATGTTAAACTATCCATACAATAGTGAAGTGTTAGCTATAAGCGTATATATAACTTATGTCTGTTAGAAGTTTTCTAAAAGTTTTTAAAGTTTCATACGGGGGAGCTTTCCACATCGAAACTTTGGAGGGGTCTTCCACAGGGTAGGTATATGTTTGTAGTCTTCTACATTATCTACCACCTACATAATTATTTTTCTCTCCACTCACATTATTGTCCTCTCCTTTCTATATCTATTTTTAAATTCTATCTTCTTTTTTATTTATCTACTTTCTTCTTACTTATTATTAGTTCTCATTATTCTTAATCTTTAATTTTCTATACCCTCTTAATTTTTATTTCATTTATTAATTACCTCTAATTCTTATTACTACTTTACTACTTTACTATTCCTTTCTCGTACTCGTTCCTCGTTACTCAAACATACTCTTTATATTTTTATTCTTAATTGATTTACTAGTACACTACTAACCTCTTCTTTATACACTATGTAATTATTAATACTAGTTTAGTTATTAACTACTGTATTTAGTTACATAATAGATACTTTATAATCTTCTATTTACTCTCTATTATTAATCTTTCTTATTTATTTTTAATTTTAGAAGTCTTTTATACCTATTATATATAATAAGGTATAAACAAAGTTTTTATTTTAAATTTAATAGATTTTTAATTTGCTAATTTAAAATATTTACTTATATTTGTTAAAATAATTAAAGTTATGGAGGATTCAAAAATTATATCAATAGAAAAAAATACTCGAACTGCTAAACCAGTTAATAATTTAATATCAGATAAGTATGAACATGGCAATCTAGTGTTATTAAAGAGTATTATAGATGAACAATTAAAAAATATAACTAAAGTATATAAAAGTATAAATGTTGATTGTGCTTTTAATATTAGTTGGACTAAAATAGACACTAAAGAAGGATATATAATTAATAAGAATACTAATAAAAAAATTAACAATCCTCATTTATTAAGTTTAGATATGACTTTCTTAAAAGATAATACAAGTGTTCCAGTATATCAAATGGTTTATGAAACAGGAGTAGATATTACTAAAACTAAAAACCTTATTCAAGAAGAAGCCTATAGACATTTTATAGGAAATTGTTTATCAAGTTTAATAGGAGGAATATTAAATGAGGTAATAGATATTAATACAAAGATATCTGAAGAAAAAGAAGAAGTATTAGAAGAAGAAAAAGAAAATAATACTTTATAATTAGATATGGAAGGATTAGATTTAACACCTAAATTTATTTCAGTTCCTACTATTCCTATATTTATGGGGAAAGTAAATCGTAAGAATAATGGTATTAAAGAGAATACTGAAATAAAAAGACATAACAGTAAAGTTTATTCAGAATATAAAGAGAATAACAAAGTATCTAAATTAGATATAATTATTGAGGTTACTAATAAAGTAAATGAAATAGTAAAAAAAGATATTACTAGAATAATAGAATCTAATAATAGAAATTCTCATAAAGAAAGAGAAATAAGTAAAAGAAATATTTTTACTAAAGAAGAAATTAATTCAGTAATAGAATCAATGCTTAATATTACTAAAGCTAGTTTTCAATTAAAGTATAGTGTAAGAATAGATAATTTTGGAACATTCTTACATAGATTTCCTAGAGAAAGAATAAGAGAGATAGGAAATATACTAGATTTATATGTAGAGGCTAATGATGAATTAGGGTATTACTATGCTCTAATAGAAGCTAGAAAAGAAATAGACGCTTGGTACAAAGAGAAGAAAGAAGAAAAGTTTACTATTGAAAGAGAACAAGTATTAAAAGGAGTTTTAGCAGAACAAGTAACAAAAAAACTAGATAAATTTTTTAAAAAGTATTCGGTATTAACTTACGAATATGACTTGTTAAGACCTAATAGAAATAATAAAGATAATGAAGTAGATACTAATGTAGATATAAACGAAGAACTATGAACATAGACATAAAGCAAAACGAGATTCTCTCTCTTTCGGCTGACGGTTTAACTTTATCTATAAACAAAGTTGAAATCTTTAAAAATATAGAGTTTAAGAATTTAATAAATCTATTTGAAGAGGATAAAGGAAATCCTCTACATAAGAAACAACAGTTTATTAATATACTCTTTTATATATATCTAATGGAAGACCCTCGAAGTGTTTATTATAGTAATCCTGAGAAAGAAAAACAAAGAGATATTACTAGATTTCTTAAATTAAATAATTTCACAGAGCCTAAAGAAGTTACTATTTGTAGAGAGTTATATAGAACTAGATATATAGACACAAGCCCTAACGCATACACTTACCTCTCGGCAAACCTTGAAATTAAGAAATTAGGTATGAGGATAAAAAGAATAGGAGAATCTATAGATAAGTTAGAATCTATTTTAATAATTAAGTTAGAAGAATTAGATATAACTTCTGATATATCTCCTGAATTAATTAAAAACATTCAAGTTATTAATAATACTATTAAAGATTGTATAACTAATAGTAAATCTATTAGAGATATGATTAAAGAAATACCTAGTTTACAAAAATCTATTGTAGAGATTTATAAAAATTGGGTAGAAACTGATAGCGGTAAACGTAAAATATACGGTAGCGATGAAGATGTTTATAATAGAGAAGTTTAAAATTACTATTTATGATAAATATAGTTTATAAAAAAGATATACAGCAAAATGAAAAAGATTATAAAGATATAGATTTCGATGAAAAAACTCATAGTTATACTAAAGATGGAATAAAATATATATCTGTTACTACTTTAATAGGATTATATAAAAAAGAATTTAAAAAGGAATTTTGGGGAGTTTATACTGCATTAAAAGATGCTAATATAAAAGTTAAACCTGAACCAGAACTAAATATTATTTATATAGAAGGAACTCCTTATACAATAGATAAGATTCTTAAAGACCCGTTATATAGTTTGTATTATAAAAAAACTATTAATGATTGGGATATATTAACTGAAGAGGCTTGTATTAAAGGAAGTAACACTCATAATTTTTTAGAAGATACTATTAATAAGAGTAAAAAAGATTATACAGGAGAGAGTAATAAACTTATAACATGGTCAGCCGAGAAGAAGAGTTATTCTTGTGTATCTGATTTAGATTCTACTAATTTAGAAGAAGTCCACCCTTTTATATACAAAAGATTAAAATCATATATAAATACAGGAGCTGTAATATATGCAGAGAAAAAAGTATTTTTAAAAGATTATAATGTAGCAGGTATGATTGATGTTCCTATTATTAAAGGAGATAGATTCGTTATACTTGATTGGAAAACTAATAAAGAGGAATTACATAAAACTGCTGGGTATTATAAGAAAATACAATTAGGAGGAAAGTGGATTAAATCTACTGAATGGATAAAAACAGGAGAAATGTTATTATACCCTATTAATCATTTAGAGAATAGTAAATTTAATATATATGCTTTACAATTAAGTTTATATGCTTATATATTAGAACAATGGGGATATACTCTAGTTGATAATGGATTAGAAATTATACATATTAGAAATAATAATAATCAATTAATAAAAATACCTTATTTAAAAAATGAAGTTAAATTATTACTAGAACATTATAAAAATAATCAACAAAATTAATATTATTATGGAATTTACATTAAACAAAGCATTATTTATAGATTTAGATAATACATTAATAAAAACAATAAGCGGTAAAACTTTCCCATTAGGTATTTCAGATTGGAAACTTAATGAAGCGTTATTACCTATTATAGAAAGAGCTGTTAAAAGAAATTATATAATAGCTATAGTTACTAATCAAGGAGGAATAGAAGAAGGTTTTATAACAGAAGCTCAATTTATAAGTAAACTAGATGATATTATTAAAGAACTTATTAAAAAACTTAATAAATATAAAGGAGTTAGAATAGTATCCGAGTATTGTAAAAGTTATAAAGAAGTTTATGAACGTAAACCTAATCCTGGAATGGGATATGCTATAGCTTTAGATTTTAATATTGATATGAAGAATAGTATTATGATAGGAGATAGAGAAGAAGATAAAGGATTTGCAGATAATTGTAATCTTACTTTTTATAACGTATTATCTTCATCATTAGAAACATTATTTATTGATTAAATTATGAGGGCTTTAACATCTACTGCCTTTGAAGAGGTAGCTCTATTATCTCAAAGAGGAGAAATAGATAAATTATATAAAAATTCTAAATTAGAATTATATAACTTTCCTTTTCAAAGACATGATTTATTAATAGAAGCAGGTAAAGATGCTAGAACCATAGATGCTTATACTATGGAAGATATAGCATTTGTTAATACTACTGAATTTACTAAAACAGGTAGAGAGTTTATAAAGAATAAAACATATACTAAATTACACCCTATATATGATAAAAGAGAGTATATAGAGTTTTGGGACAGAGAAGAAGATAGAATACGTAATGGTATGACTGCTTATGGTAAGTTATATAAAAATTCTAAAGGTATATATGAACTACAAAAAATACATATAACAGGAGAACATTACGGTTATCTTAATTATGGAATAATAAAAGCTAGTAAAGAGTTTCAAGAAAAAGAAAGTGCTGTATATTCTCCAAATGGAGAAGTATTATTTAAAAATAATAGAAGTAGAGGAGGTAGTAAAGAATTAAGATTACCTGATTTTTGGGACGGAGATTATTATTATTTTAAAACAGTAGAATTATGTAGATTAGTAGGACAGCATTTAGTAGTAGGTAAAGCACGTAGAAAAGGATATAGTTATAAAAATGGGTATATAGTAGCTAATAGATTATTATTTAATAAAAATAGTACTAGTGTTGTAGGAGCTTATGATAAAGGTTCTCTTTTTGAAGATGGGACTATGAACAAAGTACAACAATATTTAGACCATTTTGATATAACTGATTTTAAGAAACGAAGATTACACAATTTATTAGAATATTTTCATATAGGATTTAGATATAATGATAGTCCTAGAATAGAAGGATATAATAGTAAAGCATATGGAGTAATACTTTCTAAGGATGCTGGAGGTATGCGTGGTAAAGATGCTGATTTAGGATTATTAGAAGAAGCAGGAAAATGTGCTAACTTAAAAGAGGTTATAGAACCTACTCTTAAATCTTTTAGTGATGGTATATATACAACAGGATTATTTATTATATTTGGTACAGGAGGAGGAGATTCTAAATATTGGCAAGGGTTTGAAGATGTGTTTTATAATACTTATCAATATCAATTTTTAACATTTTTAAATATATGGGATAAGGATTCTATTGATACAGGTTGTGGATTTTTCCACTCCTCTACTGTATCTAAACCTGGACTTATAGATATACACGGTAATTCTGATATTAAATCTGCATACTCTGTAGAAAGAAAATCAAGAGAAGATGTAAAGAATGACCCTATTAAGCTTAATGATAGGACTATGGAAGAACCATTTAGCCCTTCAGAAGCATTTAGCAGAAGTAAAGCTAATTTACTTTGTACTAAAGAAGCAACAGAACAATTAAGAAGAGTTACTTTTGATAAATCTATAAAAAATATAACTAGAGAAGGTGTATTTATAGGAGAGTTTACTAAAACTATAAAGTTTGTCGATAGGAATATGGCAGAACTTAATTATAAAGATATAGAAATCGCTCCATTAATTATCGATTATCCTACTAATCCTAAAACCGATATAAGAGGTTGTTGGATATTATGGGATACTTTTTATAGAGATTCTTTAGGTAATATACCTGAGGATTTATACTGTGTCTATCACGATCCTTTTGCTATTAGTAAAGAGAAAGAATTTTATTCTATTAAGGATTCATTAGGAGGAACTTATATATATGAAAAACCTAACTCTTATACTAAGTTAAAAGGGGATAGAATTATAGGAGAATATGTAGGTAGAACAGAAGATACTGATGAGTATAATAAACAATTATTTTTAGCAGTAATATTTTGTAATGGGACTTTACAATATGAATCAGATAGAGGAGATGTATTTCCTTATGCTAAAAGATTTAACTTAACTCATTTACTTAAACCTAGCCCTGAATTTTTATATCAAAAAGAATTATCTAAAGGAGGTGGAGGAAGAAAATTTGGTATATCTATTGGTTCTAATATGTATCGAAAATCAGCAGGTATTCAATTTTTAAAGAACTGGTTATTAACAGAAAGAGGAACAGATGAGGTTACAGGTCAAGTAATAAGAAATATAAACTATTTTTACTCTATTGCAGGATTAAAAGAAATAATAAGATTTGATGGTATTAAAAATGCTGATAGAGTTTCTACATTGATTGTACTGGTTTACGATGTACAAGAAATGATGACTAACCATGAACTAGAACACGATGATAATAATTATGAAGAAGATGATTATTTTAATATTTATACTGATTAATTAATAATGGAAGATTTAAATTATATAAACGAAAAAAATAAACATAAAAAAGAACCTAGTACAGGAAGTTTTTTACCTAGTTTATTTTTAGATAGTAAACTTATTAAAGAAAATGATAATGCAATAATAAAACAAATAGCAGATTATTATATAAGTAATTGTGGATATAAAGAAGAGTATGTAGAAATACAAAAACTTAGAGCTGCTGTAGAAGGAGTTATAAACGAAGGAGACTATAAACATACACTATCTCCTTTCGGCTTAAAAAATAATAGTAAACTTAAAAGTACTACAACATTAAAAAATTATAATATTTTAAAAGCTGTTACTTCTTTATTTGAAGGAGAATTTGGAAGAAGAACTCACGAATATTCTGTTATTGACGGTAATCCTGTTGATGATAGTAGATATAAAGAATCTTTATATAAGCTATACGAACAACATTATGCACAAGAAGTTGTAAATAAACTAAATGAACAAGGATTCTCTACAGGAGAAGAAACTGTTGAACAACCTCCTTTAGAACAAAAACAAAAAGAACTTAAAAACGCTTTTGATAAAGAGAGAGTTATAAACGGTCAAGATGCTTTAGATTATATTAAATCTGAACAAAAAGTAGAAGAAAAAATAATAGAGATGTATCATGATTGGATAACAGTAGGAAGAGGTATATCTTATAAAACTGTTAGATTTGATGATGTTGATTACGAATATGTACCTGCTGAAGAATATTTCTTTCCACATGAAACACATAGTCCTTATATAGAAGATTATTCTTATGGAGTAAGAAGAAAAAAAACTAATATATCAAGATTATTAGACTTATTTCATAATATATTTGGAGATGATATAGAAATGTTAGAAGATTTAGAAGCTAATGGAAGATATAGTGTAGGTAACCATTATAATAATACCGCAAGTACTACTAATACCGCTTTTGGAAGAAATGGTTATATAAATAATACAAATTCAAGATATATAGATAGTTTAGGAGAATGTAAATCCGTATATGGAGAAGTTTTTACAAATACTGATGATATTGATTATTTCCATGTAGTATTTAAAGGATTCTTAAAAGTAGGAGAACTTACTTATATAGATGAATTAGGTCAAGAAAGAGTAGTAGAAGTTGATGATACTTATAAATTAAATAAAGACGCTGGAGATATAAAAATAAAATGGCATTATGAAAATAGAGTATTTGAAATTCATAAAGCAGGAGATTATTTCTTCGGATTTAGACCTATTCCTTATAATAGAGCAGAAGTAAATAATAAATCTGTTCAAAAGCTTCCTTATAATGGAAGAGTAACGAGAACGAGAATAGGACAAATAAATAGCATTATTAAAGAAGGGTATATTTATCAACTACTTGTTAATACAGTATCCTATTTAATTGAAAAAACTTTATTAAAGAATAAAAATAAGTTATTAGTACTGCCTAAAGGATTAGTAACAAGTAAAAAAGGACTCAACACAACAGATACTATGGTTCATGCAGACGAAACTTCTATACTTTGGATAGATGAATCTGCTCCTAATGCCGCTGTAGCTCTTCAAGCTATTAAATCAATAGATATGCAATTATTTAATGATATAGCAGGGTTACAAAGTTTAAGAACAGATATAATTAATCAATTTTGGTCAAGTATAGGAATGAATGCTCAAAGATTTAATGATATAGATACTAGAGCAGGTAAATCAACCACTGAACAAGCTATACTTCGTAGTGCTATTATTACAGCAGAATCTGTTAGACAGTTTGATAAATTTATTCAAACTGAATACGAAGGATTTTTAGATTTAAGTAAAATGGCTTGGGTTGATGGTATTAAGAAAAAATATATTAAATCTGATGGAGCAGAAGCGATGATAGAATTAAACGCAGATGATTATATTAAACATTTAGAAAGTGATTATAATGTATTTGTTAAAGATTCTCAAGAACTTACTGAAAATATGAATACTTTAAAACAACTAGTATTACCTATGTTACAAAATAATGGAGGTTTAAAATCAGTAGGAACAGTATTAAGTCTTAATAGCCCTGAAAAAATAGCTAAAATATTAGCTGATTTAGAAGATAAAAATCAAGATCTAGAACAACAAAATGCAGAATCTCAAAGACAACATGAACAAGAGATGGCTAAAATAGAAGAAGAAGGAAAAGAAAAAGATAGAGATGTAGATAGATATAAAGCCGATTCTAATAAAGAAGCTATTATACAAGCTGCTAAAACAAGAGCTGAATCCACTTATATTAATAAAGATATTCCTAATGCTTTAGATAAAGAGAAATTTGAACATCAAAAAGATATTGAAAATAAAGAATTAGAACATCAAATACAAGTTGAAAATAAAGAACTTGTATTAGAAGATAAAAAGATAAATGTAATGAAGTTAAAAAATAATAAAAAATAATATTAAAAACATATATTTATGAATGTAGAACCAAATAATATAGATGCAGCAGATGTATCTAATTTTTTTGCAGGAGGTAATATCGCTCCTGTTAATAAAGAGATCGAAAATATTAGTAATAATCCTATTATTGATAATTCTATTATTGATAATTCTGATAGTAATCCACAAAGTAATAATTCTTTTAAGGAAGATGATTTAGTAAAATCGTTTACATCTTTAATACAGAAAGATGTAAATAAATTATCTACTGAAGAAAAAGAGTTTTCTACTAATCTTCTTAAAGAGATAAATGCTACATCTTATGATACAGAAGGTAATTTTATAAGAGATAATAAAGTAGTATTTACTAAACAAGATATTGAAAATTATCTTAAAACAGGAGATTTTCCTTTAGACGATAAAGGGAATATGGTTAATAGATTAGGAGAAATAGTTTTATCTAAAGAAGAATTAGATAAACAATCTTCTATTATCTATTCTAGTAGAAGTTTATTAGAAACTAAATTAGGTATTGAACTTAAAGATGAACAAGGGAATCTTAAAGATTATTCTGACGATGAAGAAGGAATAGTGCAAATGACGGTAGATACTGCTCAACAACTAACTATTCAAAGTATAGATGCTTTTTTTAATGATAATCCACAAGTAAAATCTTATTATTTACATCTTGCATCAGGAGGTAATCCTGATAATTTTAGTGTTAAAGAAGAAGATTATTCTAAAGTAAATTTAGAAAGTCTATCTAAAGAACAAAAAATAGGATATATAAGAAAATATCTTACAGAGGCTAAAGTACCTAACCCTGAATCTTTATTAGGATTAATAGATAAAGCAGGAGATGAAGTTATTAATACTCAAACTGCTGAATCTTTATTAAATTTAATAACTTTAAATAAAGATAAAGTAGCAGAACAACAAAAACAAATACAATTACAAAAACAAAAAGAACAAGAAGAAATAAAGAATTACTGGAATACAGTAAAGAAAACAGTTAGTGCTGGTAAATTAGGAAGTTTAACTCTCCCTAAAGATAGAATTAATGACTTTTTTAATTATCTTTCTACACCTGTAGATAAAACAGGAAAAAGTAAAGATATGATAATGCAAGAACAAGAACCTTTAGAAAATTCTTTAATGATATCTTATCTAAGATACAATAATTGGGATTTATCTAAATTAGTTAATGTAATGGCAGAAGAGAAAAAAATTCTATCTTTTAGAGAAAGAGTAAAAAAACAAAACAATAATAGTACTAAGGGTAATCATTACAGTAATAAGAGTAATACTCCTTCAGTGGCAGAAGGTAATCAAGTAGCCAAATTTTTTAATAATTAATTAATTAAATTTTTACAAAAATGATACAACAAGAAAACGGGTATGGTGGAATACCTAATACTAGAATAGTTAGTATGGATAAAATAATGAATCAATCAGGAGTAGCTACTATACATAGCTTATCTGAAGCTCGTTTAACTAATCCTGATACTATTAATATGGCAATTACTCATTTAATGGGTAGAGAGTCTAGTAGATTTCCATTACAGTTTATGACTGAAGGTCAATATAAAGGTAGTTCTGCTACAAGTGGTGTAGGTATTAATGGAATAGAATTTAAATGGAGAGTAATGGGAGAAATCAAAAGATACTCTGAAGTTGCTAATCATAATTATCCTGCTGATTCTAAATTAGGATTTGGAGGATTACCATTTAAAATAACTTTTAAAGATAAATTATTTAGCAGACAACAAAATGTTCTTTCTAAAAATGGTTATCAAGCTAGAGTAGAAGGAGAGCCAGTATCCAGTAATAATGGTTTTGAATATACTTTTACGGCTCATAGAACATCTGATAAAGATTTTATTCCTGTAGAAGAATTTGCACCTAATTCTAAATGGGGTAATCATGGAGGAGCTAATGTATCTGAATCTCATTCATTTGGTAATAGTTCTACTAGTCAAGCTCCAGGAGAGATTAAAAATCAATTAGGAATATTTAGAAGAAGTTATCATTTAGCTGGTAATATTAGTAATCAAGCTATGTGTTTTAAATTACCTAATGCTACAGGTGGAATGACTGAATACTTTTTAGAATATGACGAGTGGTTACAAGAAATGAAACTTAAAGAAGAGATAGAAGAAGCTCTTTGGGAATCTCGATATAATAGAGATATTAATGGTAGATGTTTATTAACTGATTCTGATACAGGAGAAGAAATTCCTACTGGTGCAGGATTAAGAGAACAAATACCTAATATAGAAACTTATGGAGAATTAGATGAAAGAAGATTACATAGTATCTTTAATAATTTATTTTATAGAGCTACAGACCAACAAAATGTACAAGTAGTTTTATATGCTGGACAGGCTTTTATAGAAGTATTTAATAGAATAATGGTTAAGAGTATGTCAGGGTGGAATGTATTTGACGGTGCTTTAAACAGGACTATTACAGGTTCAGATCCTATGAATCTTAACTACGGGTTTAACTTTAGTGGATATAGACATCAAGCAGGTCATACAATAACTGTTAAACACGCTCCTTTCTTAGATAATGGTACTAGAGCTCAAATAGCCGATATACACCCTGAAACAGGATATCCAATGACCTCTTATGAAGCATATTTTATTGACCATTCTACTTATGATGGTGTAAGAAATGTTCAATTTGTTCATCAAAAAGGTAGAGCTTTATTACGTGGTATTGAACAAGGTATGACTGTTTTTGATAAAGCTTATGGAGTTAAAGGAGTAGGTAATTATGGTAATACTACAGTAAGTCATTCTGATTTATTTGCTAGTAAATCTAATACCATTAATTTAGCAACTTCACAGGATAAAACTTCAATACACTATCTTCGTACAGGAGGTATTACAATGAATAGACCTAATACAAGTTTATTCTTTAAAGCAGAATTAAACTAATAATACTAATTCTACTACTTTATATATTATTTTTAATAGGTATTAATTTATATATTAATACCTATTTTTTATGTAAAAAATATAAATAAAATATAAAATACAAAATTTAAAATTAATTATAAATATAAAAATTAAAATTATGAGTGATTTATCAAATCAATCTACAGTTAATACCGCTGTAGCCAATCCATTATCTAAAGAAGGAATGTTAGCACGTAATCCTAATGCTTCAACTGAAGATAAAAATAAAAAAGCTATTATTCCTTATTCATTAAATTTTAGATTAATTCAGAAAGAAGATAATGGAATTACTAGTTCTATTATCCCTAGAAGGTTTCCTCTTACATCTAGTTTAGATATTTTAACAGGTAAAAATTTAAAAGGTATATCAGGAGAACTAGAGCGATTAATAATGCCTGAAGTAATAGGAGTTTCATTAAACGATAATACTTTTCAAAAAGCAGTAGAAGATTATTGGGGAAGATTTAGAGTAGAAGTTCCTAATTATAATACTAAAATACCTGAACAAGAACAAGGAATTGAAATAGCTGTAAATTTATTAATATCAGACCAATATAAAAATAAAATAGAATCTATAATAACAGTAAAAGATAAAATTTTATTATTACAAAAAGGGATATTAGAAAATCAAGTTAGACTTATAGGTATTAAAGATACTAGTAATTTCTTAATCCTTTCTTATTGTTGTGTAAGAAGAAGAGTAGCTACGGAATACAAAGATAGATATAAATCTAATAATATTTCTTTTTATATCTATGATAGAGAATTAGCAAGAAAAGCTGAAAAAGAAGAAATTGATAGAAGAACAAAAGCTATTATCTTATTATCTTCTTTATCTGATGGAACAGTGAAAGAGAATAAAACTAAATTAAATGAAGTTTATTATTTATTTAAATTACCTCTAATAGATAATTTAAACCATACTGATAAATGGATTAAGTTAAATACTTATATTACTGAACAAGTATTTAATGATGATAGACTTAATAAGTTTATTGAATATATGAATAGTGTAGATTTAGATTATTATTATTTAATAGCTAGAGCTTTAGCTGAAAACAAAATAACTAATATAATTAATACTACTATATATTTATTTGATGGTGTTATGATTGCAGAATCTTTACCTGATTTAATAGGTTTATTAAAATCTCCTAATGGAGAGAGTACACTTAACATATTAAAATCTCAATTAGATATTGATATTAATTTTAAAAAAGAAGTTAAAAAAGAATAAATAACTACTTATGACAGCGTCTGAAATACATATTGAAATAAATATTCTTTTACAGAAAATAGATACACACTGGAATAAGAATTTTCTTCCTGAAGAAATAGACATTATATTTAACAATGAGGTATTAAAGTTTATTAAACAAAGATTTAAGCCTAATTCTAATAATAAAAATGAAGGTATTTATGATACTACTAAGAGAATAGATGATTTAGATGCTTTATATGAAGAATTACCTTTTAATATATTATATGAAGGAGAGAAAGCAATAGTTTTCTTTCCTTATAATTATTTATATTATATTAGTAGTGAAGTAAATACTTTTTGTAAATGTAAATTAGAAGATAATTCTACGATTATTAAAAGTAAAGATATTATAAAATATAAGCCGATAGGAGAGGTATCACGTGTTATCTTTGAGTATATTACTACTGTAAATAGTACTGTACTTTTTGATAGTGATAATTTACCTAATAACTTTTTAATAGCTAATGAAGATAAAGGATTTAATAATAACTTTATTTTAAATAATGTAATATTATCTACTTTACTTAATAAAAAAATAAATATTAAGTATAATAGTTTAGAAGAAGTTTATGAAATAGAAGGATTAGAAGGAGAACTAAAAATAACAACTCAACACTTACCTCTCGGCTCAACTGTAATAACTTCTTATCAATCTACTAAAATTGATTATAATTATTATACTATGATAGATAAAGATAATATTGCTACAGCTTCTACTAGAGTTCTTAATGAAGAATTTAAAACAAGGATTAAAAAATCTTATTTAAGTGGTTCTAAAGACGAATCTGTGCTTTTATCGTTGTTTAAAAACCGTTTAGAAATTGAATTTTTATCTAATTTTATTGGTAATAGTTGCATTTTAAGATACTTACGAAAACCTAAATTATTAAACGTACATTTGAATAATTCAATAGAGTTTGATAGAGAAGTTATAAAAGAAATAATATCTAATACAGTTCAAACTATAAAAGGGATAACTTCAGAAGAAGGATATGAGAAATTTAAAACAGAGAATATATTAATTGAGTAAAATAAAATAAAATGAAGAGTATAATTATAGTAAAAAAAGGGGTAAGCCTTTCATCAGGAGTTAATATAATAGGAGGGAATATAAACTTAATACCTGTAAGTGCATTTGCTGTTTATGGAGATGGAGCAAAGTTAATTACTCCTACTGATACTGCATCAGTAAACGATATAGAGATTATTAGTTTTTTACAAAAAGTAGGAACTACTTCTAAAGATATAGATAAAACAGTATCTATACATACTATCCCTTTAATTAGAAGAAGAGATGTTTACGATGTAGATTATGTGCCTTATAAAGCAGGACAAAAACAAGAAAAAACTATAGGAAGTGCTACAGTTTTAGAGAAAGCTCTTAGATTTGAAAATGAAGGAACTGTATCTATGTCTATTGGAGTACGTTCTGCTTGGGGATTTAATTATACTTATTTCCATACTATTTCTAATACTAAAAAAGCTTACGAAACACCTGAAGAGTTTGTAAATAAAGTAATTCTATCTTTAAATGATGTTAATAAAGGTTTAGGTAATATTAATAAAACTAAATTCTTTAACGCCATTAAAGTAGGAAGTGGTACTACTTTAGGAATTAAATTATCCGCATTAAGTGAACAATTTGATTTAGAAATATCTGTATCAGGTATGTGGGCAGGTAGTTATATAGAAACTACTACTCCTGCTAAAATAGGAAATGGAGAAGGTAGAGATGTGTTAAGACTTGAACAAGATTGTTCAGTTTATAAAGGCAATGGTAATTATGAATATAGAAGAGAAGATTTTTACAGCCAACCATTCTTAACTGATAGCGAAGAAAAATATGATATGTTTCATATAAGATGGGTAGGTAAAGTAAGATACCCTAGTACTACAGTACAAAGTACTCCACAAGAATTATATATAGCTGTTCCTATTAGAGAAGCTATTACAAGTGATATAAAAAGTTTATTATCATTATGTTTTAGTAAAGCTTTTGATAATATTCAAGGAACTATAAATGTATTTGAATCCGACCCAATAACACCAACATTAGATTTGACATAATTTTTTTAATTGTTTTTAATTAGAGTAATAAAGAAATTTATTACTCTTTTTTTTAATTAACTTTTTAAAATAACAATAAAAATGATTAAAGTAAAAAAATATAAAGATGTTTATACAGTTATAAGTACTGAATTAATTGCTACTACTGTTAAACTTTATAAAAATGAATGTATAGGAGGTAGTACTTTACTAAATACTTATATAATACCGCCTTTAGTTGTTCTTAATTTAGAAAATACTCAAGTATTACCTATTACTAATGATGGGGATTATTATTTAGAATTTAATAATAATAAAGTATGTATAAATAATTATAAGACTTTAACTTCAAAAGTAATAAATACTATATCTTCTAATATTTGTAAAGACTGTGGTTGTAATCAATCAGTTGAAGATTGTTTACCTAAAGAAGCTAAAGATTGTTTAAGTTATCAAACTTTATTTAATAATATACAAGTATTAAATAATGTAACAAAACCTTTTAAAACTATTATAATAAACGATGATAATAATTGTTCTTGTGGTTGTTCAGAAGATTGTAATTCAGTAGAAACTTGGATAAGTTCTTACATTAATGAATTTATAAATCGTAATAAATGCACTATAATAGAATCTTTATGTAAAGAACAGATTGATAAATGTTTAGGTAAAGATTATTCTTTTGATACTCAATTATTTAAAAGTTTTATAGGATACAATTATTTAGCATTGTATTATTATGAATTAAATCAAGCTATAGACCAATCAGAAATTGATTATATTAAATCTAAATATAGCTACAATAAAATATCTAGATGTTTAAGTAAATTAGAAGTAGATATAAGTGTAGGAGAAAGTATTAATAATGATTTTAAGAATGAAAAGAACACTGCTCCTATAGTAGCTGATAATTTTGTTGGTAAAGTTACTAATTCAATATATCCTCATTTAGAGTTTGCATTTACAAGTTCTGATTTTTTAACTGATTATTACGATAAAGAAGGAAATTTACCAAATAATATTAAAATATTATACGCTCCTAGTATAGGAGATTTATATTATAATGGAAATTTAATTAATATTTATCCCTTTATTACTCCTATATCTAATATAGGGCTAGTTCAATATAAGCTAGGAGATGATATTACTAAACCTACTGTATTAGTACCTATTTATTACGAAATAAGCGATATAAGTACAAATAGCTTATATAGTAAAACTGCTATATTTAAAATAGTTATAAGTAAAGGAACTAATGGATTTGGTAATATTATAGGAGATATAAATAAAACTGTAACAAAAGGAAGTACTACTATATTATCTGCATCTGATTTTAATGGTATTTTTATTGACCCTGAAAATGACCCTATTTATAGAGTTAGATTTATGAGTATTCCTGTAGGAATAGAAGTTAAAGTAGGAAGTACTATTCTAGTTAATGGAGATGCTGTAGATTTTATAGATATACAAAACGGATTATTAAGTATTACAACTACTTTAACAACTCCTATTGGAATATCAGATATAATTATACAGATAGCTGATATAGGTTCTACTCAATATGTATCTTAATTATTAAATAATAAATGAAATGGGAAAAATTAAAATAAATGTAATTAATCAAACGAGTTTACCTATAATAAATCTTGATTCACTTTTAGAGTTAAGTGGTATAATTACCCAAACAACATTAAGTGCATCAGTAACAGCTAACGGTAATACTATAAACAATACTTTATGGGAACAAATAGAAGGAGATAATCTTACTATAGTAACTCCTAATAATCTTATTACAAGTATAAATACTTTAAGTCCTAATAAAGTATATAAATTTAGATTTATAGTATATTATAATGGAGGAATTATTTCTTCCAATATAACAGTTAAAACTGGAATAATATGTACTTCAGAAATAACTGATATTCTAAGTTATACTCATGTTGATTATGTTATAGGAGCAAATGAATTATTATTCTACTCTAGTTTTATACCTGATTTAAAATATAAGATAGAATACACTATTAATAATACTACTTGGTTAGAAGCAGTTATAGATGCTATAGGTAAAGAGGATTCAGGATTACTTAGAGAAATCATAAGATTTACTCAAATAAATAATGAAAACCTTAAAGATACTCCCCACTATGTTAAAATAATACCTGTATGTAGTATTAATAATTATGGAATAAGTAAAACTAGATTAGGAGGAGTACCATCTAATACTAATTTTCCTGTAACAGGAATTACATCTAATAGTTTTAATGTACAAACAGGAACAATGCCTAATCAACCGTTTATAACAGGAGCTATATCTATTGATAATGGATTAACATACCCATATACTATTACTCCAGGACAATCATCAGAAAGTATTACCTCGTTGTTACCTAATACTATTTATAATATTAAGGTTAAAATAAATTATACTCAAGGTGTTATTACTAATTGGGAAAGTGATGTACAAACTATTACTACTTTACCTTAATATTTTAAAAATAATATAATGATAACAAAGATAAATAATAATTATGTAGGTTTAAGTACAGATATTAAACCTATAAGAAATATAGAATACGGAAGTATTTTCTTTGAACAAGATACAGGATATAGTTATAATTTTAGAACTATTGTTATAGGTAATAAAATTCTTAATAAATGGATTTCTAAAGAGAAAGAAATAAAAGATGAATTAGAAGATTATTTACAACAAGAATTAGATGATATAATAAGTAGTTTACCTACACCTACTGTAGATTGGAAACTATCAGGTAATGTATTAGATACTAGTGTAGCAGATGGAACTGAATTTATAGGTTCTACTAATAACAAGTCATTAGTATTTAAAGTTAATAATATGATTGCTGGAAAAATACCTGTATTTGTTTTATATCGATGTAAAGAATTAGTTTATGGGCTAAATAATTTTCCTAATAAACAATATGCAGATCAATCTACAATTATAGGTAATACTAATTTACTAAATGTAACAGGTTCAGTACAAGATGTTATTGTTGGGAGTAATAATTTCCTTTCTCTACTAGGAGGAAATGGATTTAATGTTGGTATAGGGAATAATATAGCTTATAATCTTACACAATCATTTGACAATTTATTCATAGGAAATAATGCTGCAGGAGGTATAACTCTTGGAAATTATAATATTATTTTAGGAACTGCTCTTTCTTTTAAGAATGGAAATAATAATATTATTTTAGATACTGGTACTATCCCTGTTACAGATATAAATTGGACTGGAAATCAAAACGTAGTAATAGGACGTTTTTCTAAACCTAATGCAACAGTAAATAATAATCTAATGCTAGGAAATAATAATGGACAATTATTTATAAGACATACAGGAACAGATTTAATATTACCTATATTACAAACTTCTGTAGGTAATGCTGCATTTACACAGATATTAACTCGAAATCCTACTGACGGAATGATAAGAACCGAATTAAAACCATCTACATTATATTCAGCAAACGGAACATTAACCACAGCAAGAGTTGTAACAATGGGTGTAAATAGATTAAGTTTTAATTCTAGTGCTACGACTACTCCTTCTATTATTATAAATGCTAATTCACAATTAACTGGCGATGCTCTTACCATTTACCATAATACGGGACAAGGTATAGTATTAGATGGTACTGGTAATAGTATTACTTCTTTTGCTGGTAGATCTATAATTATAAAAACTGGTACTACTGGAGCAGTTACTTTAGATAGTGGAACAACAGGACAGGTTAATATAGGTACAGGAGCTAATCAAAAAAATATTTTAATAGGTAATAGTGCTGTTAATACTAGAACAAGTATAGGGGGAACTAATCCTCAAAGTACTTTACAAGTAGAAGGTAGTTTTGCCACTAGAACAGTTCAAAATACTAATAGTTATACTATTTTAGGAACAGACAGAAGTGTTAAAACTTCAGTTGCAGGACTTATATATACTTTACCTAATTTTACATCATCTGCAAGGAATGAAATAACTATCACTAATGAGAACTTAACTTCAGAAATATTTGTAGTAGGTACAATAAACGGTACAATAAACAGAACATTTAGAGTACCCGCAAATACTACTATTTTCTATAAATGGGACGGTACTAAATGGGTATCTATTGGGATAGGTAATAATTATACTCAAAATGCGTGGTTGTATAGAAATGTAAAAAACTTTTTACAGATAGTTTCAACAACTGTACTAGAATTAACCTTAAATACTTTACTTGGTTCGGGAGGAGCAATAACAAATGATGGTTCAGCTCCTGTTGGATTAGTTGCAACAAATCCTTCAGGATTAAGTAGTAGATTTATGTTTGACTCAACTACAACTAATTATTATAGCCCTAAAATTATATTAAGAGCTTCAGGAACTATTGTAGGTGGAGCTGGAGTTACTTCTAACTTCCTTATCGAAATTAGAAGAGGAGATGGTACAACAGTAGTTGCAAGTAAGGTATTTTCCTATGTAGGTAAAATTACTGGTACGACTTTTACCAATGAAGAGTTATTAAATTTTGAAACAGATATTTTTAGTGGTGGAACTGATTTATTTCAAGGAATAAATACATCACCTACAATAAACGGTTTTAGATTATTTATTAGTAAAATATCAGGTAATAATATGACAATAACTAATATAGATATAAGAATTAAAAAATAAAAACTAAGTATGATAGCAATAATTTCAAATACAATTTTACCATTTAATACTGAAAATGGAATTGAAGGGTTAGTTAGAAGAAGATTAGGATTCAAACAAATACCTGAAACAGATGATATATATCAAGTAGAAATAATCGATGAATGTTTAGATGAAAATCATAATATAATTGATAGAAAAGAGCCTAAAGTTTCTATTTATAAAAATGAAGAAATAGATTATTTATTAAACGTTTTAGAACCTTTATTACAAACAATAAAAGGTAATTTAAGAGTAAAAATGAATGAAGCTTATTTCCAAGCTTTAAAACTTGAAACTCAAAGTGAAATAAAAGATAATGAAGGAAATCCGACAGGTAGATTTAGATATAGCAAAGATTCAAGTGTTTGGGAAAGATATGTAGAAAAAGCCGTTGAAGTTAAAAAAGAAGATTTTAACCCTTTTGAAAAAATAAATATACCTGAAACTGTAAAAGATATTAATACTAATACTTCTGAAAATGACAATAATATTACTGATAATTAGTGCTATTGCAGTAGGAGTATTTCTAATTACTTATATTATAAATATAGGTTGTGTAATTTATGTTTATGGTTTTAAGAATAGTTCTAAGATGTTCTATGAAACACTTTTAAATTTAGATATTTTTGGGTGTAGAGAATTTAGATGCTTTTTTAACTTATCAATGATAACTAAAAAAGGTTATCAATTTGGTAAAGTAGGAGAAACTATAAGTAGTGTTTTAGAAAAAAACAAATTAACAAATACATTAAGTTGGTTTGGTTTATTTTGGTACTACTTACTTTATATAGTAGATATAAGATATTGGAAGAAAGGAGGACATTGTTATAATAGTATAATATAATTAAACATGAATTTTATATATAGTTATTGGGAAACGGCAGACGATAACCAAAACCTATTAGAGTCTTTCTCTAATAGGTGGTTAAATACCGAATTTATGTTTTTTTCCTTAATACAAAGTGTATTAAAATCTAAAGAGTATGCTACAAAAGTAATTATGATAACTACAACTAGATGTAAACCTATATTTGATAAATTAGAAATATTTGACGAAGTAACTACAGATTTAGATGCTATATCTCATTATGATAGAGATATGTGGGCATTAGGAAAAATATATGCTTATTCAATTCAAACTGAACCATTTATACATATTGATAACGATGTTCATTTTAATTATAAGTTTCCTATCTATTTATTTAATGAGAGTAAAATAGATATAGCAGTTCAAAGTATTGAACATAATAAATCTAGTATGACTACTTTTACTCCTTTTTATAATAGAATTATAAACACTTTATATAAAAATGGATTTAAAACAAATATACTTAATTTCGGAAGATCTTTTAAAGCATATAATATGGGAATATACTTATGTAATAATATAGAATTTAATACTTTATATTGTACGGAAGTATTTAAAATGATAAATGAAAATAAAGAAGCATTTATAAAAGCAAAAAAAATTTGTGTATCAGTTATCTTTGAACAATACTTATTATACTTGTTAGCCGAAAGAGAAGGGTTGAGGGTTGAGGTTTTGATAGATAATTATAAAGATAAATTTATACAAGAATATGGTTATCTTCATATATGGGGAAGGAAAAAGGATTTAGAGCTATATAATAAATTTAAGAATTTATTTATTAATTACTATCCTAATTATTTAGAAAAAATAAATAATCTTTTAGATATTTATAATATTAAACAAGAATTAAAAAATAAATAAATATGAAAAAAACTGATTTTTTAATACAGTATATATATGAATTAAAAGGATTTCTATATGGTATTATTCTATTTCTTAATATACCAGCTAATACATTAGAGATATTATACTATTTAATGATTACTGATACTATACTAGGAGTATGGAAAAGTGTTGTACTACAACAAAAATTTAGTTTTAAATTATTATTATTTGGAATAAATACTAAACTTATAATATTATCTATACCTTTGATTCTAGGATTAATAATAAAAGGTCTTACTAAAGATTTCGATGGTAAAGAATTTCTTATTAAAGTAACTCAAATATTAATAGTAAGTGAAAGTATTTCTATTTTTTCTAGTTTATATACAATTAAGACTAAAAAAGAATTAGAGAATTTTGACCCTTTAAGTCTTTTATTAAAGTTAATTAGAACTCAATTCATAAATATATTTAATAATTTTATAAAAATAAAATAAAATGAAAAATTATACAGATGAAGAAATATTAAATAAAATTAAGACTTTATCTAGTTTTACACATTATCCTAAAACTTACTATATAGTAGGTATTAGAAGTAAAGAAGATAAACCTGATACATACGATGATAAATTCTATATTTATAAAGGTACTACTTTTATTACTGTAATGACGGGTACTACTAATTCAGGATTATATGGATTAAAGAATTTTAATTTATGGAATAAAAAAGGCACTGCTATAGTAAAAGTAGATGAATGTTACTATAATGTATGGACTAGAGGACTTCATAAACGTAAAGTACCTGCATTGGTACAGACAGGGAAACTTAAAATTATTAGAGATAATAATCGAAATAATAAATCAGGAGATTCTAATTTATATTCTATTGAATCAGGAATAGGAATTAATTTCCACCCTAATACTTATAACCTTAATATAGTAAATAAAATAATAAATATTATAATAGGTAAATGGAGTGTAGGTTGTAGTGTTATTAATGATATTATTAAATATAGAAGTTTTTTAAATTATACTAAACCTCAAAAAATATTTACATATATATTATTAAATGAATTTTGATAGATTTTTATAAAAGAGGAAAGATTTAATAAATCTTTCCTTTTTTTTGATTTTATATTAAAATATTTCGTATATTAACTAAAACATTAAAAATATGCCTGTATTAAATCATATAGCAGAAGATATTGCCTATAAACTAGGCGACCAATTCAATGAAACATTAAGAGAATCTATTAAACTTACTTTATTATATTATAGAAGTACTTATTTAAAAAGAGATTTAGAAAAGAATAGTAATTCTTTATCATACTTACACTATGTACAAAGATTTACATTAGATTTAGAGAAAGTAGATAAACTTAAAGATTTTAATATTAAAATGTGTGGAGTTAATCCCGAATGTTTATCTTTTTTAGAAGATGAGGATAAATATATACTTAAAACTAAAGAAAAAATCCCTTTACCTATAAGAACTAAAGATTCTAATAAATCAGGTTTCTTATATACAGGTAATGCTGTAGGAAATAAACCTTATATATTTAGTATGTTATCTGAAGTAGATTATAAAAAAGACCTACCATATAGAAATAAAGATATATTCTGGACAACAATTAACAAATATGGATATATATTAAATGCTTTAGATATTTGTGAAATAACTTTTGAAGGAGTTATAGAAGACCCTACAATAGTATATAACTTTTGTAAAGAGGGGAAGTTTAAAGATGATAATGAATTTGCCATATCTTTAGATATGATGCAAAGTATTAGTAATAATATAGTAAAAGGAGAATATCCATTACTTACTACAGATGGTAAAGAAGTAAACATAGAAAAGGATTCGGATACTAATAATAGAAGTAATGGTAGATAGTACAGTATTTTATAAATTACATTATTTTCAATTAGATTTGGAATATAGTTT